ACTGACGATGCGCCGATGTACGAATGTGCGGTGCAGAGTTACGAGAATGTATCTGTGTTAGTCGAGAGTGGGGGCAAGCCTTTTGGCTTTCGCCCTGATTGGTGCTCACTAATCGAACTGCCACCGCACGGACGGCTGATAGCCGAAAAAACAATCACGGAAATTAGATACCACGATGCTGATGGGTATCATATAGTCAACGGCGAGCAGTTGTGCGAGTTAGAAATTGATGCAGAGACAGTAATCGAAGCGGAAGGGGAAAGTATATGAACACAACAGAAATCAATATATTTATAACCGCCATTTGTGTAGTGGCAAATGTCGCTATATTGGTGAAAATTTGGTGGAAATTGAAATAATCGAAGGGAGTGATATGAATGAAAATTGAATTTTATATTCCAAAAGACGAAAAGATACCAACAGACCTGAGACTCAAGGTGGATGGCGTTGATGTCTACTATGAGCGGATTAAAGGTGGTTTTCGATTTTATGTTTATGTCAATTCAGACGAAACGGCACTAGAGATTGTAAAAGCAATCGCAGAACAGATGATTTTTGACCATGACGAATCTCAACACGGTGTTTCGTGGCGTACCGTATCAATGGAAGTCGTAACGGATGAATGGGGATTCCGAAGAATTGTTGATTGGAAATACAGAGTGAGAGACAGTTATTGAGGAAGGGAGAGATATGAACGAAGTACAAAATGAGTTAAATTACAGGCTTGAAGAGTTATGTTCTTGGATGTACGAGGACGATAAGAGAAAAATGCTTTTGGACTTGCTTGTTGTCATCGGATATTGGAGCGAGTTTGAGTTGAGGGAAGGAGAGACAGAATGTTTTTAACAATTATTACAATGATAGTGGTAGCCGTGGGGGTGACTTTACTCCGCAAGGACGAATACGAAGAAAGAGTCCTTTTTGGATTAGGTCTTTTGTTTACTGTCGGCGGTGGGCTTATAGCGTTCACCATGGCAATTGGCATTATTTGCGCTCACGTAGGAGTGGATGCCCAAATCGAGGAGAACAGAATCGAATACGAATCGCTTTGCGAACGTCAGGAAATTATTAACTCAGAATATGAGGATGTGTCCAAGTCTGACGTAATCAAGGACATCGCTGAATGGAACAAGAAAGTCTACAATCAGAAGCATTGGGCTTACAATCCTTGGACGAGTTGGTTTTACTCAAAGCGAGTTGCAGATGATATGGAGATGATTGAGAGGAAATGAAGAAATAAATTATGAGTGGAAGTATAATATTACTTTTAATAATAATGTGTATTTTATTGTTTTATTATTTAGATAAATTTATAACTTGGGTATTATATTTGGACAAAACGACTCCAAAAATAACATTTAAAGCTTTTAAAAAAGTCTATTGTTTATATCCTTCTAAGTGGAGGTTAAGGGATACTTATGTTGATTACTATCCAAAAAAAGATTGTAATTATATATCTATTGATTTTAAATACTTTCATGATTATCTGTTATATTGTAGATTTAAAAAGAAAATAGAGAAAGACCATGATTATGAAAAACAATTGAAAAATGAAAAGGAACTTATTGAATGTCTACAAAAAGATATTGATGCTTATAGGGAAGAGAATCTAAATGAAATAAATAAAATTATAAATAAGTAAATATTATAAGAAAAAACTAGACAAAATTTGACTCATATGTTATCCTTGCTTTAAGGAGGATTATATTATGATTAAATCAAAAGAAGAATTAGCAAATAAAATAAAACCATTATGTGAAAAAGTATTATTTGATAAAAAAAATCAAATAGTATTCTTCAACAAATGCAGACTTCTTATAATATTCCAACGAAGTAATTTGATGGTAGGGAAAAAACATGAATAAAAAATATTTGAGAATGGGTGTTGACAAATAATATAATGTGTGATATATTATGTACATGTTAAGCGAAAGCTTAACAGTTACCTTCCATATTTTTTTAAAACTTTGCAAGGTCTGCCGTTGTACCTCCCGAAAGGGTCAAACAACGGAATTAATATAGCGGTGTGATGGAAATGGATAGACATGACAGACTTTGACTCTGTTGCCATAAGGCTTGGGGGTTCAACTCCCCCCACCGTTGCTCAAGGGACATTAGCAGCAATAGTTACAAGCATTTTATCAGGGGTAAAACAAGCGAAAAAGATGTCCTGAAATAATTATTAATTATAGGGGAGTGATTAAATTGGAATAAATGAAGAGTGGAGACCTTTAATTTATAAAGATTTAGATTTATCAGATAGATTTTTAATTTCTAATACTGGTAAATTATATAGTAAAATAAGCAATAAAGTTTTAAAGACATGCATACAAAAAACTGGTTATGAAGCAATATGTGTTTCTCTTGGTGGAAGAGATAAAAAGAAAGTAATTAGAATTCATATAGCTGTAGCATGTATGTTTTGCGGAGGATATAAAAAAGATTTAGAAGTTAATCATATAGATGGAAATAAATTAAATAATAATAGTAATAATTTAGAATGGATTACTTATAAAGATAATACTCATCATGCATATGCGACAGGTTTAGCTAAAGGTCACGGTGAAAGAATGATTAAACAAATTGATATAGATACAGGAGAAGAAATAGCTATTTTTAATAGTATTAAAGAAGCTCAATTATTTATTAAAGGAAAAATGACAAATAATATTTCTAATGCTGTTCATGGATATAATAAAACAGCTTATGGGTATAAATGGGAATTTGTAGATAATAAATAATTAGAAATTGAACCTTGCAGTGAAGGTTGTAAAGGATAGAGAACATTTGATTTAGTTCCTGTTCATGAGTTAGGAAGCTGTATTTAAAATAAAATATACTACATCATGCCGTATACCATTGGGCGGTGTTATGGAGACTTGCGGTGGAGAAGTTCGAATCTTCTACTGTCCGTGGTACTGACATGATGTAGTAAACCGCATGGGATACGAACAGCAAATATATAAAAAAAAGACTGCAAATCTTTTACCAAGAGGTTAGTATCCTGAAATAAATAAAGAGACACACATAGCAAATTTTTACAAGCACATTCTTTGAAAATGTATACTTTGTGTCCTGTATATGGGTAGGTATGCCTAGAGGCGAGGGCGGCGGACTGTAAATCCGTTACATCAGAAACATCGAAGGTTCGAGTCCTTCCCTGCCCATTAAATGGAAGAAAGTAAATAAGAGTTTTTTAAAAAAATTATGATAATGGGTAGCATCATAGTTCAACCTTATTTGTAAAATCTTCTTTTTGAAAAACTTATTGCCTAAAGTTACCTAATTAACTAGAGATGTTTCATTTTAAATTGAATTATATAAAGGAGATTGAATGCCAATATGTGAAAAATGCAATGAAGAATTTCCAAATTGGATTAAAGTAGATGGTACAATGCATAATCTTAGCAAAAGAAAATATTGTACTAAGTGTTCGCCTTTTGGAATGCATAATACTAAGAAGTTAGTTCCTAAAAGTTACATATATAAATGTATAAAATGTGGTGATACCAATGAACAAAATTTTTATAAAGGACGAAATACTATATGTAAAAAATGCAAGAATAAAGAAACATACGATTTATCTAGAGAGAAAAGAAATTATGCTATTGATTATTTAGGAGGAAAATGTTCATATTGTGGCTATGATAAATACAGATGTGCATTGGATATACACCATAAAAATCCAAATATAAAAGATAAGGGCTTCGCCAATATGCGACATTGGTCTTATGAGAGAATTATAGAAGAGATAAAAGACTGTGTTCTTTTATGTAAGAACTGCCATTCTGCTCTTCATCATGGTGAATTAAAATAGTTTTTCGGGGTGTAGCCTAATGGTAAGGCACTTCGTTTGGGTCGAAGGGATTGCACGTTCAAATCGTGTCACTCCGATTGGGGCAGTTCCCCGACATCTCTATTTAATTTTTAAGTAGTTAGGGATACTGACAGCAATTATTTTACATCGCCAAATCTAAATTAGCACTTGATGTAGGTGCAGAGTATCCTGTCTCTTCAATTAAATTACTTCGCATAGCTCAGTTGGTTTTAGAGCACTTGACTTTTAATCAAGATGTCGAGAGTTCGAATCTCTCTGCGGAGATTAAATGAAAGATTCAGTAAATGGGCTGTAAATGGTTCGATTCCAAAAAACTCTTGGTGAGTAGACGGTTCAATTCCGTAATCTTTCTTATGGAAGATTGGCGAAACTAGTAGACGCAGAGGTCGCTCCTTGGAACATTAGCGCAAATGTTCGTGTTGGTGCAAGTCCAACATCTTCCGTTCCCCTTGTTGGTGTATGTGTTGGGCGAATTTCTAAGAATGCCTAGGAGTTCTTATTAAATTCCATAGGAACACAGGATGGAGTTAACCACCATTTTATAGCATAACCCATGTGGTGTGGGATGGAGTAGTTCGAATCTGCACAAGGGTGTTATTGGGGATTACCCAAGCGGTTATGGGGCTGTTCTTATAAAGCAGTTGCGGTGAGTTCGACTCTCACATCCCCAACTAAAAAATCGGTCTATCTGGTCTTCGGACTCAAAAGATAGTAAAGCAAAGGATACGTCCTTAAAATATAACAATCATAAAAAACGGTAGTTGAAATACTAGTTAAGTAGACTATTTTCACATAACACTTAATCCAGCTTGGAGATTGTTTGTGTGCCTTTATGAGTGGTATGTGAATTATATAATAGAAAGTTGGTGTTGCAAATTGAGTTGTGGTATATATAAAATAGAAAATAAAATAAGCAGTAAAGTGTATATAGGACAATCAATTAATATTGAAAGAAGATGGAAGAGACATATTTCTTCAAGTAAAAACGAAAATAATAAATATTATAACAGTGAATTATATATAGATTTTAGAAAATATAGTATTAATTCATTTAATTTTGAAATAATTGAATACTGTGAAAATGATATAAAAATTTTACACGAAAGAGAGAAATATTGGATCGAGTATTATAAAGCATTTGAGTTTGGCTATAACAATTCGTTTGGAGCAGGAGGAACAAACAAATTATATAAAAATTATTTTAAAATTGTAGATGATTTAAAAGATAATTTGTTAACTTATAAAGAAATTGCTAATAAATACAATATCTCAATGCAAACATTGACCGCAATTAATACTGGAAGAGCTTGGTATCATAATATCAAATATCCTATAAGAGAATCTCATAAATCAGAATATCAAAAAATACAAGGTAAAAATGGATATTATAAAATATGTGAAAGATGCGGAGGATATTGCGATTCACATAGTCAATCGAATTTATGCAGAAAATGTTTTAATGAAAAAAAGAAATCGTCGTTTATAAATGAATCAAAAATTGAAGAAATGAAAGAATTATTATTAACAAAATCTTATGATGAAATTGGAGTAATATATAATATCACTGAAGCTGGCGTACGAAAAAGATGTAAAATAATGGGACTCCCATTTAGAAGAAAAGATTTAAAAGAATGGCGCTTAAAAAATAAATAAAATAATTTTATTGTTATATAATAGAGGTGTAGTTTAATGATAGAACAATGGTTTTAAAATCATAGATGTAAGTTCAATCCTTTCCACTTCTGTTAATGGCTGTACTGCTAACAGTCATTATATTGTGTTTTTTCATAATAAAGTTCCTTTCAGACAATAAAGTGGTGTAATTAGGCGCATAAGCTTCAGCTTGGAGTAGGTTCGATTCCTACCTTTATTGCTATATGAAAACACTAATCCTTTATTAAATAAAAATATAGAAAGGAGAATTAAAATGACATATGGAATGCAAAAACTGTGGCAAGAAAATAAACCCCCACAAAGCAATTGAAGAGTGGGATGAATCGGCATCATTTTATAGTACTAAATTATTGCGATGCCCACATTGTAAAAGTGTAATTGCCATTATTAAATATGATAACGAAATAGACCTTGACATTAACAATGATATAAGATATTATAAATATAACATGTAAATAATATATAATAAGAAAGGAAAGAACAATATGTATGAAGATTGTCTAGATTCTATAACAACTAAAATTGATAGTGCAAATTTATTTAAATTTAATTCTGTAACAGGAGAATTGATGACTTCTTTTAAACCAGAAGCATGTACGACAACTACTGGTACATTAACTACTGGTACAACAAATAATACAATTAATACAATTAATACATTAATCAATAGTGTACCTTTTGTGACATTTGATTATTATGATTATGGAAGTTATATTAAAGCTATAGACAAATTAAATAAAAGAGAGGAAGAAAAAATGATTAAAATTACAGATGTTGATGTTAAGTATGAAAAGAAAGTATTTGTAGATGAGACAAAACGAGATGAAAATGGTAATTATTCAGTAATCAAAAAAGAAGTTCCTGTAGCTACTATTGTATATTTTGAAAATGGTAGTGTGCAGACTGCTTATTGTGATGAAGGTGATGAGTTCAATCTTGAAGTGGGTATTTCAATTTGCGTTACTAGAGAACTTATGAAAAGATTGTATGGTATTTCTGGTGAAACAAATGTTTATAACAAAGTTATTAGACAAGGAATGAAAGCTTATAAGAATCATTGTAAATTCAAAGAAGCGGCTAAGAAATACTATACTGAAAAAGAAGCTATTGAAAAGAATAAAAAGATTAAAGAGCAGAAGCGTAGAGAGAAGAGAGCGGCTAAAAAGAAAGAACGTGAGATTGAGATTCTTGCAGAAGCAATTAAAAGAGCTAACGCAGATTCAAAATAAATAACTATTAAATAAGTAAATATAATATTAAGGAGAATTAGTAATGGATAGTAATGTAAAAGAAAATAATGTAAGACAGACAAATCTTAGACAGGCAGATGCGAAAGTTACAGTAGCTGGTATTGTTTCTGACAAGAAACTTGAAATGAAGACGGAAAATGGTGTAAGAACTATTGAAGGAACTATTACAATTAAGACCTCTGACACTAATTTTGTCCAGATGAGAGTAAGATGCGCTGACAAAAAGAAAGATGGTACTGAGAATAAGACTTTTACAGGTGTAATGACTGTTATGAATGAATATAAGTCTATTGCAGATAATGGTGCTGATGAGGCTGATAGAGTAAGAACATCTGGTCAGATTAATCTTTTTAGAAATAATAATAATGGCAATGAGATTGTAAGTTATACAAGTAATTTCTTTAATAGAATTAAGCCTAATCAAGACTATGAACCCAAGGCTGAGTTCGAAGTAGAAATGTATATTAAAACTCTTGTTCCAGAGATAAATAAGGATGGAGAAGAGACTGGAAGATATAAGATTGTAGGATGGATTCCTACTTTCAATGGAATTGAACCTCTTGAACTTTTTGTTCCTGAAGAACTTGCTGATGTTGTATCTAATACCTATGAGCCTAAACAGACTGCTAGATTTTACGGTGAAATTGTTCAGAATGTTACTTATGAAACAATTGAAAGACCTATGGCTTTTGGTGTTAAAAAAGAAACAAAAGCAAACTTTATCAATGAACTTGTCGTAACTGGTGGTTCTCCTGCTTATAATGCAGAGACTGAGGAAGAAATTGTAAAGGGTGGAAATCAGATTCCTTATAATCCAGACACTATTCAGGCAGCTATTGAGGAAAGAGACAGGCGAATTAAAGAAGAGCAGAACAAGCCTAAAACAAATACTGCTAATAATACAAAACCTTCTGGCGCTAGTAGAGGAAGACAGCTTGGTTGGTAATTAAAAAGGATATAATATATGGATAATGAATATATAACAATCGTTTTTCAGAATGGTGATATTTGTCATTATAAACCAAATGAATATACAGATTATAGATATGACAGGAAATATTTTATTGTAATTAAAGATAAAAGATGGATTGGTTTTTATAATCTGGATTGTATTGAATATATTGAAATTGGTGCTGAACCTGAGATGTGATTGTAATGTGGTTAATGTGCTGTTATATATACTATAACGGCACATTTTAATAAAATAATAAATATAATTTAGTAAATAATATATAAGGAGATATTTAAATGGATAATTTTTCGTTAGATGCAATTCTTAACCCTCCAGTTTCTAGAGTTCAAAAAAGTGTTGATGGTTTTATTATCAGTGTATACGGTAGAGGTGGTCTTGGAAAGACCCCTGTGGCAACTAAGATGCCTAAACCTTATTATCTTGCATTTGGTAAAAGCGGTCTTTCTGGTTTGAATAATGTGCCTTTTCAGTCTATTAAATCTTGGGCAGAATTTAAAAAGTTTGTTAAAGTATTTTGCGACCCTAAGAATTTTGAACAGATTCATCAGAATTTTGAAACGCTGGTTCTTGATGAGATGGAAATTTTATATTCCTATTGTGAGAAGTATGTCGCAAATACTGAAGGAGTAAATAAGATTAAAGAAGGTAACGGTGGTTATGGTTTGTGGGGTGATTTAAAGACCGAGTGGGAAACCGAACTTCTCAAAGTAATTGGTTCTGGTTTCTGCGTTGTGTTTATCCTTCATACTGCGCAGGATGATACTGGTAAGAATTATCCTGTTGGAGATGCAAAGAGAATGCTTCCTATTCTTATTAATCATAGTGAAGTAATTGGTTATGTAAAGGGTAACGGTGTTGACCCTGATACAGGAAAACCTATCCATTCTTCTTTAATGCTTGCTGATACACCAGAGTGGTTTGCTAGAACTAGAAATGAATATTTTGACCCTATGATTGAAGATTTTACAGCAGATAATCTTATTAAAGCATATTATACTGCGATTGATAGGCAGGAAAAAGCCGAAGGAGTTAAAGCTATTACAAGAGAAGAACGTGATTCTATGTTTGAAACAAAGAAGAGACCTTTTAATGAGGTGATGGATGAACTTCAAGAAGTTGGTCAGAAAGTTGTTGAAAAATATGGAAGTAAAGAAAAGCTTACTGAAGTGGTTGAGTCTGTTCTTGGTAAAGGTGCTCTTGTTTCTAACGCAACTCCCAAGCAGCAAGAAGCCGTAGAAGTTGTGCTTAGTAATTTGAAAGATCTGTTAGATGAGTAAAGCTGGAATTAATACAAAGCCTTTTAAATTTAAAGTTGGAGATATTATTAAAACAAATTCTGGAGAGGTTACTGTTTTAAAATTATCTAGAGGTTTTTTAAAACCTAATCAGCGTTGGTCAAATAAAATAATTAAATTCAAATGTAATAAATGTGGATTTATAGATTCCAAACTTGAAAGTGTGTTATTAAAAGGTAGTGGTTGTAAAATTTGTGGTGGTAGCAGAGTGGTTGCTGGATATAATGATATAGCAACCACTCATCCAGAATATGTTCATATTTTTTATAATCCAGAAGACGCTAAAAAATGTGCTATTTTCAGCGATAAAAAAGTTGATTTTAAATGTGAAAATTGTGGTAGTAAAATTCCACAAAAACATGTTTCAACAATACAAAGAGGGATAATTTTATGTCCTTTATGTAAAGATAAAATATTATCATTGGGTGAAAAAATAATGCGGGCAGTGCTAAAAAGAGCCAACATTGAATTTTTACATGATTCTTCTACTGATTATTCAGAAGGAAGAAGATATGATTTTATTCTTTCTGAATACAAAACAATTATTGAAATTGATGGTATGCAACATTCAATAAAACCATTTGTTGTTAATGGAGAATGTGCAAAATCAATAGAAGAAATTCAACAAATTGATAATTATAAAGAACAGCTTGCATTAAAAAACGGTATTGAAAGATATATTCACATAGATGCTAAAGAAAGTGATTATAATTTAATTATTCAAAGAATAAAAGATAATCTAAATAATATTATTCCTATTGATAGTTTAAATTGGGATTTAGTTAAATTAGATACAATCAAACCTGTAGAAACTCGTTGCCTTGATTTATGGAATAGCGGTATGAAGAGCACCGTAGACATTAGTAATAAATTAAATCTTGGTATTACAGCTGTTAGAAATACTTTAAAAAGATATGCAGAACTTGGAGAATGTGATTATAATCCAGAAGATGCAAGAAGATTAGTTAATAAATCTCCAGAAGAAAGAAAATATAATAATATTAAAGCAGTAATTTGTTTAAATAATTTATATATATTTGATAGAATGATATGGGCTTCTCGATGGTGTGGAACTAAGAAAGTTTTTGATAATTGTAAAGGTGTTAGGGGACATGCAGGAAATCATCCATTAACAGGAGAAAAGCTTCAATGGCAATATTTAGATGATTATTTTACTAATCATCCAGAAATAAAAGATAAAAATAAATTTTATAATGAGCATGTTCAATTGCCAGTTCCAAGAGAGAATGGGAAGTTCTAACAAGTAAATAAAACACACAGTCACAACGAACTTGACAAACACAAAAAGCGGTATTAATGTATATAAATAAAAGCATAATACCGCTTTTTGTTCATAATAGTAAACATAATTAAGGAATAAAAACATGAAAGTAATATTTTTAGATATTGATGGCGTGTTAAATTGTGATACATCTAAATCATATTGCCATGATGATGTATGTGGAATAATTGTTGGTATTGATTCTGATAAAGTAAAAAGACTTGCAGAAATTGTTAATGCAACTGGAGCACAAATTATTCTATCATCAGATTGGAAAATTGGATGGAATAAATATTATACTGGTCGAAAACCGTCTCATGTTAAATATCTTGATAATCACCTTTACAAAAAAGGAAAGCTTATTATTAAAGATAAAACGCCCGATATAAACAAAGGATGGAGTAGGGGTGAAGAAATTCTTTCATATCTTAAAGCACATCCAGATATAGATAATTATGTGATTTTAGATGATACTTTTTTTGATGATTTTATCATTAAAGAAATAGAGGAACATTTAATATTAACAGATTACAAAGTTGGATTAACAGATGAAAATGTTCAATCTGCAATTAAAATATTGAAAGGAGCACTATGACGCAAGAACAATTCGATAGAGCCAATGAACTACAAAATAAAATAAAACATTTGAAAGATAAAAATAACGCATTTGAAAGAGTAATTGACCGTTTAAAAGGCACACAAATGCAAGACATTCAATTTCGATTAAACGATGCTTGGGTTGCGACTCCTATAGGAACTGTTGATTATGGTGATTTAGTTAATTTTTTAGTTCAGCAAAGATTTAAAAATGAAACAAAAATACAAGAAATACAAAAAGAATTTGAAAACATTTAAAGGAGAATTAAATGAGAGACCCAAATAGACTTGATAGTTTTTATTTTCAATTAAGAGAAATTCACAAAACCCAATTTCCAGATTGGAGATTCGGTCAACTTATGTCTAATTTTTTAGGATGGGTATTTTCCGAAAAGAAAATAGACCCTTTCTTCCCAGAAGAAGATAAGATGCTTGAATATTTTAAAGAATTCGCAGGAGTTGATTGGTAATGCCTAGAGGTAGAAAAAGAGTTTGTCTTCTATGTGGTAAACCAATAGAAGATAATAATGATTCAGTCCCTTATAAAGGACGATATGCTCATAGCGCTTGTTTTAGAGTAGCTGTTAAAGCGGTTCATGTGGATAAAACTGAAAAGCTCGAAGAAAAAGCAGAACAAAAAGCAAAAAAGAAAAAGGGGAGACCTCCTAAGCCAAAAGCAGAATTAAAAGATTCTATTACTGAAGAACAGTACATTCAAAAAAAATTATATTATGATTATTTAAGAAAATTTATTGGCGATAAACTTCCTGCTAAAGTGTATGCAGTTACTGAAAAATATATTCAACAATATGATTTCACATATCAGAAAATGTATCAAACATTAACTTACATGCATAATATTCTTGAAAAAGAATTTACTGATGATATAGTAGGTCTGATTCCTTATTATTATGATAAAGCAGAAAAACATTATCATGCAGTGAAACAAGTTGAAGAAAATAATAAAAATAAAGATATTAATGGGATGTATAAAAATAAAATAATTTATATAGACCCAAAACATAAGAAACGAAAACAAATTGATATAACATCAATTGGAGAAGAGGAATAAATGTACGAAGCATTAACAGATAAAAGAGCATATGCTAATACATTGGGGTGTTTAATGAAAGACCCTACCCTTGTAGAAGATATAGATAGACCACTTGATAGAGAAGATTTTAATACAGAAACTTTCTATGATTTATTATTTGTGGCTATTTATAATCTTAGTATGCAAGGTTGTAAAACAATTGATGAATTTGCTATTGATTCATATCTTAGCGGTTTTAAAGACCAATATAGAATATTTCAAGAGAATAGAGGGCTTGAATATTTAAATAATATCAAAGAATTAAGTAGTCTTGAGAATTATGATTATTATTATCACAGGCTTAGAAAATATTCATTGCTTAGATATTATGAAAAGCAAGGATTAGATACTAAATTTATTTATGATACTTCAGTAGATGAATTTCATGCTAATGAAGAACAGCAGAAATTTGATAATTATACTGAACAAGATATTGTATCAATGGTTGAATCCAGTTTAGTTATCAATCCTACGATGAAGTATTGTACAAATACTCTTACCACTGAAGTTCAAGCAGCTGATGGTGGTATTGAATTGATTGAAGATTTAATGAAAATTCCAGATGTGGGATTACCATTAAATAATAATGGATTAAATACAGTTGCAAGAGGTGCGAGAAAAGGTTGTTTATATATGAGGTCTCTCCTTCAGGGACAGGGGAAGTCGAGGTTAGCTGCTGGAGATGCCTGTAAGATGGCAGTACCTTATATTTATGATATTAAAAAGAAAAAATATGTTTATACAGGATTATCTGAGCCTACTCTTTATATTACGACTGAGATGCCAGTTGATGAGATTCAAACTATTCTTTATGCAGCAATCAGTAAAGTAAATGAGGAACATATCCTTTATGGAACATACGAAAAAGGTGAACTTGAAAGAGTAAAACAGGCTATTGAATATATTGAATCAAGTCCTTTATATATTGTTCATATACCAGATTTTTCTATTGAAGATATTAAAAATATAATTAAAAAATATAATAGAGAATTTGGTGTAGAGTATTTTTTCTTTGATTATATCAGCACTTCATTGAGACTTATGTCTGAGATTAATGGTAAATCAAGAATGGGACTAAAAGAACATCAGTTGTTACTTGTGTTTGCTACAGAACTTAAAACAATTGCACAGCAACTTGATGTATTTATTTTCACTGCTTCTCAGCTTAATGGTGAAGCACAAATGGCTACATATAAAGACCAAAATCTTCTTGCTGGAAGTAAAGCTCTCGCCAATAAATTGGATGTGGGCATTATTTCTATGAGACCTAGCAGGTCAGAACAGGATAAACTTGAAAGTATTCTTCAAAGAAAGTTTAATATTCCTATGCCAGATATTGGGCATTGGGTATATAAGGTAAGAAGAGGAAGATTAACACATATTATTATTTGGAGTAAGACTAATCTTGGCACAATGGATGAAGAAGCATTATTTGTAACTGATTTTGATTTTAATCTTATTGATATTGATTTCACTCAGATTGAACAGGTAGAAGCAAAAATTCAAGAACATTCTGTATTAGCAAGCAGAGTAGAAGATGCACCAGTTGAAGAGGATGATGATGAACCAGTACAAACAAAAGCAACATTTGATTGGTAAGGGGGTTAAAGAATGCCATATTTAGATAAGGATGCAATTCTCAATTCACTTACTAAAGAAGATATAATTAAAATTTGTACTGAGATGGGAAGTCCTGAGTATAAAGAGGATTCTCAGGGGAATTTACTTTTTTCGACAGCAATTTGTCATGGTGGTGATAGTCCTCATAAACTAATCTATTATACTAATTCTCACCTGTTCCATTGCTACACCTGTTCAGATAGTTATGGAATAATTGAATTGGTTATTCGAGCATCAAGATTGAAAGGTCATAATCTTACATGGTTTAAGGCACTTGCTAAGATAGCGCAGATAACTGGTAAATCATATGAAGGAACTCCAGAAGAACCTACAAAAACTATTACAGATTTTGAATGGATTAATAGATTAAATTCAATTAAAAAGAATACTAAAAATGTTCCTAATCTGACAGAGATTAATGAGAATATATTAGAGATATTTTGGTATGTCCCTTATCAGGGATGGTTGGATGAACATATAAGTCGGGAAGCTTTATCAAGATTTGAGATTGGTTACTATGGATTAACAAATCAGATTACCATTCCTCATAGAGATATGAATGGAAGATTAATTGGAATCAGAGGAAGATATTTAAGCGATTATGATGCGCAAGTTTTTGGCAAATATGTTCCTTTATATATAAATGGAGAATTTTTAAGTCATCAATTAGGAAGTAATCTATATGGTTTGCATGTAGTTAAAGATAAAATAAAACAATGTAAAAAGATTATGCTCGTAGAAGCAGAAAAATCTGTGTTACAAGCTTATTCTTATTTTAGAGATGATAGCTTTGTAGTTGGATTATGTGGATTTAATATCACTTTTACTCAAATTAAGATTATACTTAAAGAATTAAAAGTGGAAGAAGTAATAGTTGGATTTGACAGAGATTATGAAGAAGCAGATTCATTTGAAGCTACAGCATATTATCAAAAGATAATTAAAAAAGTAGCTCCTTTAGTACCTTACTGTAGGGTTTATCTTGTATTAGATAAAAAAGATAGACTTGGATATAAGGATTCTCCTACAGATAAGGGGAAAGATACTTTAATAGAACTAATGAAAGAAAAAATATTAATAACTATGAAAGATGTAAATGAGGCTTTAGGTAAGACATAAGCGATATTACAAATAGAGATTTATTATTAGATTTAGGATATGATGATGTGATTATATTTGATAATCCATCATATGAAGGAGCATTAATTGGAGTTACTTGGGACAACCAAGCAGTATATGATTATGATTTAATGATTAAATCATTAATGAAAGAAGATAATATGACAGAAGAAGAAGCCGCTGATTTTATTAGTTATAATGCTTCTTATCGTCAAGGACATGAATATCCAATTATTATGGATAGTATTAAAAAATGGAGGGATTATGATTAAATATGTATAACAATATAATAGAAGCAGAATATTTAAAAGATTATGTCCGTTCTGTAACTGAAGAGGATAGAAACAAATTACCGACTTATTCACATTCAAAATTAGAGGTGTATGAGAATTGTCCGTACAGATATTCATTACAATATGAACAGGGCAAGAGATCAAATGAGACTACATTGGCTTTAGAGCTTGGCACTCTAGCACATAAGGTGTACGAAAACGCCAGTCAAATGTGGAAAGAAGGAATAGTTAATTATGAAGATTTAAAATTTTTACTTGAGTATGGTGATACTGATAAAAAAATCTCTGGTATTAAAGATTTAAGTAAAAAATATTTTGAAGAATGGTATGAACCAGATTCAGAAGGACATACATATGGTTGGAAAATGGGACAATTTGACAAAGGGTTGCATGGATATATAAATAGTTTTAATTATAATGAATGGATTCCTTTTAAAGAAGAATATGATTTTGAATTTGTTTTTAATAATAGAGCTATTATTCATGGGTTCATTGATGCTATTTTAATTAATACTGAAGGTGATATGAAGACAGTTGATTTTAAAACATCCAAAAAAATCTTCCCGAGTAATAAGATTCCAACTAGTCAACAGTTTAGTATTTATTGTATGGGTATGTTAAATAATTTTGGTAAATTACCTGTTCAATGTGATTATAAATTTATTTTGTTAAACCAAGAACAGAATGCACTGACTTCTGGGTTTGGTAAGAGGATTGTCAAGAAATTAAATATGGTATTAGATAATATTGATAAGAATGGTGAGAGTGGAGTTTATATACCTAGTCCTACGCCTCTTTGTTGGTACTGCCCATATAATAAAAATAATCCTAAAAACAAAGATTTTAAAAATGAATGTGAATATTATAGCTTGTGGAGTCCCCATGAGAAAAGGTGGGACATTAATAAGCGTTTCAATGTACTTGACTTGACAAATAACAAAGATGTAAATAAAATAGAAGATAGTAATTATAGTAATGATAAGAAACAGAGAAAGTTGATTTTTTAAAAGTGAGGTAATAGATGTTGGAAATTTTAGGAGAAGAGTGTGAACTGTTAAAGATTTGCAATTGTAAAACAGCGGCGTGTCGAGTTAGTCCACCAGATGAAGGGTGCTATTATTATAGATATTTTAAAAAAATAATTGAAAGAGTTGAAGAAATAAAAAATAAAGAAGGTAATGATACATGAGTTATTATAGTCTGCATTGTCATACGGAATACTCAAACATCCGTTTTCTCGACAGCACAAATAAACTAAAAGATTTAATTGACACAGCCATTTCTCTCAAAATGAAAGGAGTGGCTGTATCAGACCACGAAGCTCTTTGTGGATGGATTAAAGCAATTCAAATTCAGAAGAAACTTAAAGAACAAGGTTCTGATTTTCGAATATTTCTTGGAGATGAAATTTATTTAGTTGATTCAATTGAAGATGTAAGAGACAACTATATTCCTAGACAAACAAAATTTTATCATTTTATTTTAATTGCCAAAGACGAAATTGGTGGTAAACAGATTCGTCAAATTAGTTCTAAAGCATGGGAAAATAGCTTTTATACTGGAAAAATGTGTAGAACTCCTATTGCGAAACATCAATTAGAAAGCATTATTGGAGATGAAAAAGGACATATAATCGCACAGAGTGCATGTATCGGATCAGAGTTAGCACATTGGATACTTCAGGATAATCCTATTAAGTGTTTAGAATTTATTGATTGGTGTCAGGATATCTTTTTGCCTGAAAATTTTTATTTAGAAATGCAACCTAACGATTGTGATGAACAGGTTAGAGTAAATCAGGTAATAATTAAAATAAGTGAACAATTAGATATTCCTTACATTATAACAACTGATGCTCATTATTTGTCTGCTGACCAAAGAGATGTTCATACTGCTTATTTAAATAGTAGAGAAGAAGATAGTCGTGAGACTGGAGAATTCTATAGAACATGTTATCTTATGGATGCAGAAGAAATTCATCAATGGATGGATAAACAAATTGGTGCAGATAAAGTTGATATCGCTTTAGATAATACTTGTAAGATTGCTGATAAGATTGAATTTTTTGATTTGAATCATACTCAAATTGTGCCTAAAGTGCCTATTCCCGAATTTGAAATGAAACATTTTTTTTCAGAAGTTTATGATGAATGCGAGTATATAAAAAAATTTGCTTATTCAGATGATATTCATGATAGGTATTTTTTATATTTAATTGAAAAAGGATGGTTGGAAAAAGAGTATAACGAAGATTTATCTAAAGAAGAAATAAACAAAATGCTGCATCGTATTGATGTAGAATTAAAAGCTGTATGGTTATCTAGTGAAAATATACATGATAAAATTTCAAATTATTATATTACCGCATTATTTATTGAACAAAAAATAATGTGGGAAGATGCAGAATCTTTGGTAGGTGTATCTAGAGGTTCAATTGCATCCTTTTATACAGCTTATTTGATAGGTCTTCAGCAGATAAATTCTTACAAACAAAACATTCCATATTGGAGACACCTTAAATAATAATATTTCCTAAGTTTACTTGCCTTATAGAATGAGGTGAGTATGTTGAATGAAATAGATTTGAAAATGATTACCATGAAGGAACTTGGGTTTAGTAGTGCAGAAATTGCGCAAATGTTTGGACGAAGTAAAAGTTCTGTCATTTGTGATGTACGTAATCAAACTGAACAAAAGATTGATAAAAGAATTTGGACAGTTGACGATTTGTTCTTTCATAATATTGATTCTGAAGCTAAAGCTTATATATTAGGTTTTATAATGGCTGATGGGTGTATATATGATAAAAGATTAGAAATAACATTACAAGAGTCTGATAAATATATAGTGCAATTTTTCTTAAATGCGATGCATAGTAATAATCCATTGAGAAAAAATATTATTGAAGATAAAATATATTATAGTTTTGCGATACAAAGCGAACAGGTAATTGTAGATTTATATAAATTAAATGTTACAGAAAAAAAATCTTTAACATTAAATCCTCCTCCAGATTATCTAATTCCTGATAATTTATACCATCATTTAGTAAGAGGATTTTTTGATGGCAATGGGAGTATATGGTTTGATAAATCTGTTAACAATTATAAAATGAATATAGTATCTACAAAACAAGTATTAGAACATTTCAGAGATAAAATGGGATGGAGTCATAATACAATCAGACTAGCAAATAAAAAAGATGTACCTGTATATAGAATGGATTATAGTGGGAATAATTTGGTTGCAAAATATTTAAATCAGCTTTATGATGATGCATCTATTTATTTAAACCGAAAATATATTAAATATATAGATTGTAAAAATAGAAGTGGTAAGTAAATAAGGAAATATTATTAAGGGCTGTGCTTTGGTAACAAAGTATTGCGTAACTGGTGAACTTTTATCTAAAAGGTGTATATTCAACGCAATCAGTAAATACAGGAAATGGTATTGAATGAATATGCTAACAGGGGAAGTCTAAGTTTGAAAAAATACGATAATCCTGTGCCAAGCTTGTTTTATAACAAGAAGGTCAAACGACTATTATGTAGGGTGGAGATAGATACCATTCGAAGCGCCAGTTCTCCTTATATAAGGAGTGAGATATAGTCTAGCCTTTATAGAAATATAAAGTATAAGCGACATGAAAGTAGACCAGAAATGCCTAAGTAACATTGGGCTTTGGTGATGAACCGTGCCAACGGGTGTACAGTTTTAAATTGTGCTAACGGTATCAGTTAAATAAGCAAAGATGAATACGCTGACTAAGAGAGCCTACGGTCTTTCGTAAGATAGCAGGTAATACCGTGCGAAATAATTATCTGCTCTATAATTTCTAAAAAGGAGGAAATTATATGAATGGAGATTATAGAGTAATTGAATTAACTAATAATATCAATAATAAAAAATATATTTTAATTACACAATCAGACCTTAAAGATGAATATTTTAAAGATGAAATACTAAAAAGATTAATTACTATTGCCCTTCCAGAAAATGTATCAGAAGAAGTATTGATATCTGGTACTAAAGAAGAATGTTATCAATATTATAATCAGTATAGAAGTGATAATAGAGTTATATATAATCCTGAATATTACAATATTCCAGAATCACAATCTGAAATTGAAGATTATCAATTATATATTGATAAAATAAATAAAGAAAATTATAAACAATGGAGGCGTAATAATAATTATAAATATCAGACAGAACTTTTTAAACAACGACAAAGTGTGTATTCTAAAGGTGAAAACAATCCAATGTATGGTAAAAAGCATTCTGAAGAATCAAAAAAGAAAATGTCTGAAAATCGTAAAGGTCTTACTTGTGGAGAAAAGAATGGTAATTATGGTAATACAGGAGAAAAAGCAAAAAATGGAAAACCTGTTTATCAATATGAAGATTCTGATATGACCAAATTAATTCATAGATTTAATACTATGGAGCTTGCTTTAGAGTATTTAGGATTAAAAGGTCATTCAGGAATAATAAAAGCAATTAAAAATAAAGAATTATATAAAGGATATTATTGGAGCAGATAAGGAAACGTGTAACGACTATTCCGTAAGGAAGTACAATCAGAGATAGGCACTGATTGGAAGTGTCACCACTAGCACCATTAGTGCTAGGAGAGATAGTCTAGACCCGCTGTTAAATCAGCGTTAAAGTACCAAGAAATTGGGGGTGTGACAGGATGTTGATATTGATTCAGAAAAATCTAAAAGACAAGCTATCATTGAAGCAACAAGAAAGAATTTTGGTGAGGACAAGGTTCTAAATATTTGTGCATTTAGAACAGAGGGAGCAAAATCAGCTATTTTAACTAGCGCTAGAGGATTGGGAGTTAGTAATGATGAAGCCCAATATATTGCTAGTTTAATTCCTTCTGTACGTGGAAAATTAACACCGCTTTCTGTAATGGTATATGGAGATGAAGATAATAAACCAAATATAGAATTTATTAATGAATGTAAGAAATATAATAGATTGATTGAAACGGCATTAAGTATTGAAGGAATGGTTTGTGGAAGAACAATTCATGCATCGGGAGTTATCATTTTTGAAAATCCCTATTATGAATTAAATTGTATGATGAAAGCCACTAACGGACAGCCAACAACCCAATGGGACATGGATGATTCAACATATGCTGGTGGATTAAAATATGATTATTTAACAATAAATAATCTTGATGCTATGCACCAATGTATGAATTTGTTAGTTGAATATGGTTATATTGATTGGCAAGGTTCATTATTAAAAACTTATAATAAATATTTTCATCCAGATGTATTAGATTATTCTTCTGAAAAAATGTGGAAAATGGCTGAAAATCATGAGATAGTAAATCTTTTCCAATTTATGACTGACGTTGGTGCTCAAGCTGTAAAAAAAATCAAACCACGTTCACTTACAGAACTTGGTGTTGCTAATGCAGTTATGCGTCTTATGAGCGGAGAATCTGGTGGGGAACAGCCTCTTGATATATATGTTAAATATAAAAATAATATTCAAGAATGGTATGATGTAATGGATAAATACCATCTGACCTCAGAAGAAAAAGATATAATAAAAAAATATCTTGAACATGCTTCTGGTATGTCTACTATGCAAGAAGATGTTATGAATCTTTCAATGGATAAAAATATTTCTAACTATTCGATGAAAGAAGCGAATGTTCTTAGAAAACTAATTGCAAAAAAGAAAGTTGCTCTTCATAAACAGGCAGAAGAAAACTTTTATAAAAAGGGTTTAGAAAATGGAACATCTCAAAATATGTTGGATTATGTATGGAAAGAGTGTGTTAAACCTCAGTTGCAATATTCATTTTCTCTCCCTCATATCCTTGGATATTCAACAATTGCTGTTCAAGAAATGAATATGGCATATAAATATCCTATTATTTATTGGAATTGTGCCAATCTTATTGTTGATAGTATGTCTGACGAAGAGCTTGATGGCAGCACGAATTACGGTAAAGTAGGTATTGCAATTAATAATATGATCCAATCTGGTATTAATGTAACCCCTCCTTTAATTAATGAAGCTAAGTTTGGATTTACTCCAGATGAAAAAAATAATCGTATTATCTTTGCATTAAAAGCTATGAATGGTATTGGAGATGACATCGCTCAATCAATTATTCAAAATCGTCCTTTTAAATCTATGGAAGATTTTGCTACAAGAATGATTGATACAAAGATTATTAAAAACTCACAAATGGTTAAGCTGATAAAAGGTGGTTGCTTTACTGAGATTGATTCTGAAGATAAAACAGAAACCATGAAGTGGTATTTGTCTAAGTATTGCATTAATCCTGTTGCTAGTTTGACGCTATCTCAATTTAATAAAATTGTAGAGCATAACCTGATACCAGAAGAGTTAAATCTTGCAGTTAAAATGGTTAATTTTAAAAAATATGTTCTCGATGATGAAGGATTATACGAAAAATGGATTGACCCGACTAAACCTAAAATTCCAAAAAAAGGTTATCATGATGGACATTATATTTTAGATGAACCTTCTCAAGAATTTTTTAAAGAACATTTTACTGAAGATAGTATTGTAGATGTAGTTGGTGGATTTTATGTGTTATCTGAAAAGAAATTCATTAAAGAAATTGATAAGAAGATAGAACCGTTAAAAGAATGGTTTAATTCAGATGATGCTATTAATAAATATAATCAAGCTTTATTTGACGAGGCGTGGAATAAACATGCAAATGGTACAACTGATGCTTGGTCTATGGAATCTTTAACATACTATGATAAAGACCATGAATTAAAAAATACTCCTGAAGAAATATATGGTATTGTTAATTTCTTTGAACTTCCAGAAGAACCGATTGCATATGAATTTTATACAAGATATGTGGATGGTAAACCAAAAGCAGTACCTAAATATACTATTTTTCGTATTGCAGGAACGGTTGTTCAAGCTGATAATAATCATCATTCTGTTGCATTATTAACTACACATGGACTTGTAAATATTAAATTTAGTAAAGGTCATTATGCTTTTTATAATAAAACAATTTCAGAAATTGGTGAAGATGGTAAAAAGAAGACAATTGAAGGTAGTTGGTTAAAACGTGGAAATAAATTATTAGTAAGTGGTTATAGAAGAGGAGAACAATTTATTCCTTGGATATACAATGACACAATTTATAAGCATCGAATTAATTTGATTGAAAAAATAAACGAAGACGGAACATTAGAATTAAAAGCTGAAAGAGCAAAGGTATAAAATGAGTGTAAAAGTTAAAGCTGAAATAGAAGGAATTAGATTTTATAGAGACCAATGGGGCATCATTGTATGCTCCATTGATAAAGTATTAAAAGGTGATTTTATCGGTGATAAAAATGGAATGATTTTTAAAGGCACTATGCCTGAACCAGTATTGGGTGCGACTTATATAATCATTGCTGATTATGTAGAAGACCCTAAATGGGGTAGACAATATAATATTAAATCAATTTATAGTGATGTGTCATTTGATAAAAATGATAAAAGCGGTAGACAAAAATTTTTGCTCAATCTTTTTACTCCTAGTCAAGTACAAGCTATGTATGATGTATATGATGACCCATTTTCTGTATTAGATGCAGAAGATGTAGAAAAGCTTGTGCAAATTAAAGGCTGTGGTATTAAAACAGCAGATTTGTGGATTCGTAAATTTAAAAAGAATATTAATATTGCAAGAATTTTTGTTGAGCTTGAAGATTATGGTTTAACTAATAATATGATTAAGCGTTTGATGGACAGATATAATTCACCAGATTTAATTATAGAAAAAGTTAAAACAAATTCATATGTTCTTGTTAATGAAGTAGATGGCATTGGTTGGAAAAGAGCAGATGAAATTGCACTTGCTGGTAATATCAAACCTGATAGTCCTATGAGAATTGGTGCTTATATAGTTTATTATCTTAATTTATGTGGTGAAAATGGTAATTCGTGGATTACTCCAGATGAATTATTGGGAGCTATTCTTGATAATCTTGGGGAAGAAATCCCCGATGAAAATATTACTATGGCTATTAGAGACCTTGGTAATAAATTATGGTGGAATGAGGATAAAGATAAGATTGGCTTATCTAAATATTATAAGATTGAATATAGAGTTGCTGAAGAGTTGATTAGAATCAGAAATGCTGAATCCAATATTTATTGTAATGATTGGAGAATGCGTATTGAGCATCTTGAAAGAGTACAAGGATGGGATTTTACTGAAGAACAGATGAATGGTATTGAAGCTGTTTTAAATAATAATGTTACTGTTATCCATGGTCTGGCAGGAACTGGAAAAACTTCTGTAGTTTCAGGCGTTCTTGAGGCTCTTAATAATTATTCAAGTGTAATGTGTGCATTGTCTGGAAGAGCCGCTTCAAGAATGAGTGAGATTACTGATAAAACAGGATATACAATTCATAGACTTCTTGGTTATCCTAAAGGGGCAAATGAATATCAAGGATTTGAATTTAATCAAGATAATAAATTACCTTATAATCTATATATTCTTGATGAAATTTCAATGGTCGATGCTAAAATCTTTTATTATTTATTAAGAGCAATTCCAGATGGTGCTAAATTAATTTGTCTTGGAGATTCGGGACAATTGGAAAGTATCGGATGTGGTAATGTAGCTTATGATATGATTCATTCTGCTGAAATTCCTACAATTGAATTAACCAAAATCCATAGACAAGCCGCTAAATCAGCTATTATTACACAGAGTGTCGCTGTTAGAAATAGTAAACAAATAGTACCCAAAGATTGGGTTGGCACTGAGACAAGAGGAGAACTTCAAGACCTAGAACTTCACTGTTATTCTGATAGTAGTAATACATTTTATGAAGTAATGGAAATTTTTTCTAAACTGATGGCTCAAAAAGATTTTAATATTATGGATTGCCAAATTATTGTTCCAATTAAAACCAGAGGGGACGCTTGTACTTATAAAATAAATAATACAATTCAAGAATTATATAATCCTGCTTCAAAGAATAAAAAAGAAATAACAAGGTTATCAAATAATAATCCTTTTATTCTTAGAGAAGGAGATAAGGTAATTAACACAGTTAATAATTATAGACTACAAACCCCAATCTATAATGGTAATATTGGGACAATTAAATCAATCAGTTATAATGAAGAATTAGATTCAAGAATTATTACAATTGATTTTATAGGAATTGGGAATGTCGATGTTCCCGAAGATGCATGGAATGGGATTGAACTGGGATATGCTATTACAGTTCATAAATACCAAGGCAGTCAGAGTAAATATGTGATTTTTGGTTTGGATTTTTCGTCATATGCTCTTCTCACTAGAGAGCTTGTTTATACTGGAATTACCAGAGCACAGAAAAAATGTTATCTAATTTGTCAAACAGGGGCACTAAGATATGCAACTGCACAACAAGGTGTTTCTACAAAACAAACCCACCTTCAGGATTGTTTATATGAAGTAGCACATCCTAAGTTGATTTTTTAACAAGTATATAATATAATAAAATGTAGAAAGATATAGATAAGGAGTAAATTAATATGATTAAAGTAGAAAATACGGATGTATATGGTTTCCAACACGCTACAAAAGCAGCAAGAAATCCCATGAACAGTTGGAATAAAAGTGATAGCGATTATTGCGGAGATATCAAAGATTGTGACGGATGTCAATATGCCGAATATCCTAATATTTGTAATAATCCAATTGCTGATGGAGGAGATTATGTTATTGGTAAAAATGATTTAGACCTTATGCAACGTTTGTACAAAGCTGGTACTGAGCATAGAACATATGCAAGAATGATTTATGTATGGATGGATATTATGGCACCTCTGTACTGGTGGAAAGAAATGGACAGATATACAGTTGGTAAGTCTCAAGTATCATGTAGTACTATGCATCGCCTAACAGAAAAACCGTTCGATGTTTCAGACTTTAGTTTTGAACATTTAATTGGGAAAGATGAACGTGAATATTTTGACCCTGTTATTGATGATGTTGAAGAGGTGTGGAAAACCATAGAACAATATCCAAATTATATGGTGAGTAATTTAGGAAATGTTTGGAGTATAAGGCGCAAGAAACAATTAAAGCCCTGTGTTAATTCATCCAATTATAAAAAATATGTATTATCAGGTAAAAATGTATATGCACACCGTTTAGTAGCAGAAGCATTTATTCCGAATCCGAATAATTTACCAGAAGTGAACCATAAGGACGGAAATAAGTGGAATAATTATGTTGAAAATTTAGAGTGGGTTACAAAGAGCGAAAACGCTTTACACGCATTTGAAAATGGTTTAAGGACGATTGATGGGTATACACGATATAAGGTAGCACAGACTGCTCATAAGTTTTCAGCAAAAGATGTGGAAGATATAAAGATATTATTTGAAGATGGGTGTACTAAAAGGGAAATAGCTGAAAGATATGGTTGTTCAGATTCTGTTATTTATAATATTGTAAATGGAAATACATATATTCAGATTGATTTATCTCCGTATGATGTTGCACGTTTAACTGTCGAACATCTAAATCAATTAAGAGATATTTATTTAGAGACAAAAGATAAAGAAGATTGGTGGCAGTTAATTCAACTTCTCCCTTCGTCTTACAACCAAAGACGCACTATTTGTATGTCTTATGAGGTTGTATTTAAAATCATCAAGGAACGTACAGGACATAGACTTGATGAGTGGAATGAATTTGTAGAGATTCTTAAGAATCTTCCTTATGTAAAAGAAATTATGGGTATTGAAAAATGAAAATAAGAAAACCATACCAGAATGATATTGTGATTTTTATGTATATTGCTTTTGTAATATTAGCAGTGTTGATAATAATTTTTAGTATAATAGGAGCTTTTAAAATCCTTACATCAGACCTTCCATTTTGGATGAAATGGTTTTTATTAACTAGTGGAGGAAAATAAAATGACATCATGTAAATTTGAATTCCCTTGTAGCCCAAATGACACAGTTTATTTAGTAACTTCATATGGGGTTGTTCGATTATTAGTTATGCAATTACAAATAGTGCGAGATATTAATAATGAACTTTCTCCTGTGGTATGTTTTTATAATTATCCTTTTATTACATTAGAAGAAGCAAATAAGTATCTATTTGATACATATGAAAAAGCTCAGAAAGCATATGAGGAAGAGATTTGATATGTTATTTTATATTTGTTGCGCACAAGAAGAAAATAATTGTCCTAAAAAAGAAGAATGTAGAAGATATTTAAATGCCAACGAAGGAACTAGTTGGACATTATTTAAATATATGTGTACTGAAGAAAATGATTATCATCTTTTCATGGAAAAAGAAGAAGATAATAATATTAAAAACAAAGAACAGGAGACTGTAAATGAAGAACAGAAAAAAGATTGATTATGATGAAATAGTTGAGATTGGATTATCTCTTTTAAAAGATGAAACAGATGTATTATATGGAACAAGTGATAAAGACAAAGCAGAATCTGTTATGAGAATGTGCGGTATTATTGATTTTTTAAATGAATTAAATAAGGCAACACTAATCTGCGAATGTGACCAAGTTTGTAAATGTGAGGAATAAAATATGGCACTAATTATAATTGCGGGAAAAAGCGGTTCGGGTAAAGATGCGGTTGTTAATGAACTTTGCAGACGAGGTTATAAAAGAATTAAAACATACACAACTCGTCCTATGAGACAACATGAATCACAGGGGAATCCATATTATTTTATTTCTGAAAAAGAGTTTAAAGAAAAAGAATCTCAGGGGTTTTTCCTTGAAACAAAAGAATATGATACTGTAAAAGGTATATGGTATTATGGTTCACCTAAAAATGAATTGCTCAGTTCTAAAAACAATAGCGAAAATCGACTAATTATTTTGACACCTTCGGGCATAGAGGATTTTACCAAAGAGTCTCGAAGTAAAAAAATTAATGCGAAAATTATATACTTACGAGCAAATTCGGGTACAATAAGCAAACGTCTCAAACGTAGAGGAGACAATCCTAAAGAAGTAGAGAGACGAATTGAAACAGATGAAAATGATTTTGTGGCATTTGAATATTACGCTGATAAATGTGTTTTTAATAATAGCGGTACAGAATTAAGAGATGTTGTTGATATTATTGACGAATACATTCAAAGCTTGTAAATATTATAAGGATTAAAAGGATTATAAAATATTATAATTTATTAGGAGGATATGATTAAATGATAACATTGTATAGTACTGGGTGTTCCAAATGTCAGGTGCTTGAGAAAAAATTACATAATGATGGGATTGAGTTTAATATTTCTGATGATATTGATACTTTAATTGAAAAAGGATTTATGTCTGCTCCTATTCTTAAAGTTGATGACAAGTTTCTTGAATTTAAAGATGCTATTGATTGGTTAAAAAATAGGGGGAAACAAGATGAAAATTGATATTAAAGTAAATAAAGACTTTGAAAAAGCTTTAGAAATGAATAAGGCTAAATATGGAGAAGATTTTGAAATACTTAATGGATTTCATGAATCTCAATTAAATTTTTCTGATTTTATTGATGGTTTTATTGATAAGAATGTTGCAGATGTTACTATTGATGGTAATGCTAATGCTCATCATAAAGATATTTGCAGTTTATTAGGAGAAAGAGGAAAATCAGAAGATAAACTTTTCGCATTCAATAAAATTTTTTTTGAATTAAAGAAAAAATATGGATTAAGAACTGCAAAAGAATGGCTTGAAACAGAATATTCTGGTGGATTTTATTTACATGATGCTCCTTCAAGCACTTTTAAACCGTATTGTTATGCATATGATTTGACAAGATTAGCTACTGAAGGATTGTTCTTTTTAAATGGATATAATAATCAACCGCCTAAACATCTTACTACTTTTTTGGATGATGTAATTGAATTTATTTCTTTCTTTAGTAATAGAAGTTCAGGAGCATGTGGTATTCCAAATGTTCTTTTATGGACAATGTATTTTTGGAAAAAGGATATTGAACAAGGATATTATTTAAAAGACCCAGATTATTATATTCGTCAATGTTTCCAAAAATTTATTTATAGAATTAATCAGCCATTCTTAAGAGTAGACCAGAGTGCATTTGTTAACGTTTCAATCTTTGATAGAAATTATTATGAAGCACTGTTTGGTGGTGTAGAATTTCCCGATGGTACATATGCGATTGATTATGAAGAAGAATTTATTAACCATCAAAAGATTTTTATGGAGGTTGTGTCCGATATTAGGACAGATAATCTTTTTACTTTCCCTGTGTTAACATATAGTTTGTTATTTAAAGATGGTAAGTTTGTAGATGAAGATTTCGCAAGATGGTGCTCAGACCATAATACAACTTGGAATGATAGTAATTTCTTTCAGAGTGATAATGTTGGCACATTGAGTAATTGCTGCCGCCTTTTGTCTGATACTACAAAACTTGATGCTTTTATAAACTCAATAGGCGGCACTGCACTGTCTATAGGTTCTATTAAAGTAAACACAATTAATCTTATGCGAATCGCATATGAATCAGAATTTAATGAAAAAAAATATTTAAATATTTTGAAAAAAAGAAGTCTTCTTTGTTGTAAAACATTAGATGTAATAAGACATATTATAGAAAGAAATATTGAAAAAGGATTACTCCCTAATTATTGCGATGGTGGTATTGAAATTTCCAAACAATATTGTACTTTAGGTATTTTGGGCTTATTTGAAGTAATCGAAGGATTTGGTTATACGGTAAAAGATGAATTTGGCAATGTGTCATATACTGAGGAAGGGATTGAATTTGCTGATAAGATATTTAAAGTTTTAAATGATGTGAAAGATAGTTTTACAAATGAATATTCTTTTAACATTGAATCAGTTCCAGCAGAACGAGCTGCGGTAATTTTGTGTCAAAAAGATAATTTACTTTATGAAAAGAATGAGAAATTTATTTATTCTAATCAATGGATTCCACTTTCTGAAAAATGCACGATTCAAGAAAAACTTAGGTTAAGTTCAATTCTTGATGCTAAATGTTCGGGCGGAGCGATAGCGCATATAAATTTGGGACAAAATTTCCCCAATAAAGATGTAGCATGGGATATGTTAAATTATATTGCAAAACAAAACGTGTTCTATTTTGCATTTAATACCCGTTTAAATGAGTGTAAAAATCATCATGGATTTGTTGGTACAGATATTTGTCCAGTATGTGGAGAACCTGTATATGACACTTATCAAAGAATTGTAGGTTTCCTTGAGCCTCGTAGGTCATATTCAAAAGATAGAAAAAAAGAGTTTGATACCAGAAAATGGTATGAATATGCTCAAATGAAAACGGAGATATAATTTATGATAATTAAAGGAATTATAGATGAAGATTTTGTAAATTATAAAAAACCTTCTATGTTAATTGCATTTCCTTATTGTTCGTTTAAATGCGATAAAGAATGTGGGAGGGCTGTTTGTCAAAACAGTCCTCTTGCTAATGAGTCTAATATTGAGATTGAGCATAATAAAATAATAAATAGATTCTTTGAAAATGATATTTCTGAAGCAATTGTATGCGCTGGACTAGAACCTCTTGATAGTTTTAAAGATGTACTTAAATTATTGGCTATACTTCATCTTCCAGCTTTTGCTGTTTTTCAAACAGATGTTGTAATATATACTGGCTATACAAAAGAAGAATTACAAAACAAAATTTATAAAGATAATATTTCATATTTAGATAAATTAAAACAATATAAAAATATAATCATTAAATACGGTCGTTATATTCCAGACCAAAAACCACATTATGATGAAGTGTTGGGTGTGAATCTTGCATCTGATAATCAATATGCAGAAAGGTTATGATAATATGAAAATTAAAGTAACAGAAGATAAAGAACTTGCTAATCAAATTAGGGCAAAGCTAAAGGAGCGTAATAATCTTTGCCCCTGTAAATTTGTAGACGCTCCAGAGAATTATTGTATGTGTAAAGAGTTCCTCGAACAATCTACAGGTGAATGTCATTGTGGATTATATATTAAAACAGAAGAATGAAAATATGAATAATAAATATTATTTACCAAATCCAACTATATATTATATTCGTCATTTAGGATTTCATTATTCAATTGATGCAGAAAATTATATCATGATATTTCCAATATTGAAATATAAAGGAAGACCAACTTTATTTTGCAAACTTATATATAATATACTTGACAATAGATTAAGTTATGATATAATCAAACCAAATAAAGACCCTTTGGCGTTATATTATAATAATAAATTTGGAAATGCTGAAGACTTTATTAAAAAAATAGATTCTATTGTTCATAGAAGAATACGAACAATGGGATTTAAAAAGAAAATGAAACATGTAAATAAAAAACAAAAGGAGAAAAAGGATTAATGAACGGAGCAAATATTTTTAATGGAATGTTTGGTAAGATTGAAGCAGGTCTGGTAAGGTTGGATGTGCATGGCAATGTAGCTGTTAGGACTACAAATGGTTATAAATCTTATTCTACTAAGTCTAAGAGGTTGATTAACTGTGATAGTTTTGTATTTGACATTGGAGAGGAATTCTTTTTTGTAATTCCTACAAATAAAGTTGAAGTTAATGATATTATTCTTGCTACTGGTAAGAATGGTAAGAGAGTACCAAAATGTGTAATTGAAGTGAACGATACTTATATTACAGTTATTAATTATGAAGATTCTGTAGTTGAGAATATTCTTCCTGAGCGTCATGTATTTATGGGTTCTACTTATTTCTATGGTAAGATTGTCTCTTTGTTTAATTTTAACAAAGATAAAAAGAATGGTGGATTTGAAAATATTCTTAAGTTCAAGATGATGTCTGAGATGATGGGAAATGGTTCTGGTAATAATCAGAATAATATGATGGGCAACATGATGATGTTATCTATGATGAACAATGGTGGACTTGATAACATGTTTAATTTTGATAATATGTTTTCTTTGGGTGAAACAGAAGAGAGTAAAGAGGAGAATAAATAATGGGTAGTGGAAGTTTTACAACAACTAGTTTTACGGCGTATTCAACAAGCAGAGGAAGAACTGTTGATGCTAAAGGCATGGTAACATCTGATAGTTTGCAGGATTTTTATACACAAACAAAAATTCATAAAGATTTAAAACCTTATAAAGTAGTTCGTGAATGTTGTGATTCTGAAGAGCACCCTAACACAATTCCAGTAATTATTGGTCTTGATGTAACTGGTTCAATGGGAAGAGCTTGTGTTAAAACAGCTCAGAGTCTTAATACTATTATTACATCTCTTTATGATAAATTTAATGATATTGAATTTATGATTATGGGTATTGGTGATTTGGCTTACGACAGCGCTCCTATTCAGGCTTCTCAGTTTGAATCTGATGTGAGAATTGCAGAACATCTTGATAAGGTTTATATGGAACATGGTGGTGGTGGTAATGGTTTTGAATCTTATACTGCTGCTTGGTATTTTGGACTACACCATACTAAACTTGATTGTTGGAAGCGTGGTAAAAAGGGTATTATTATTACAATGGGTGACGAACCTCTTAATCCCTACCTTCCTAAATATCCTCTTGAGAAAATAACAGGCGATAATCTGGAAGCTGATGTAGAAACAAGAGATTTGTATGAACTTACAAAAGAAAAGTTTGATATTTATCATATTGCAATTGATGATTTTGATGACTGCTATCAGATTTATAAATCAAGAGTAGATAAGACTTTTAAAGATGTACTTAAAGAAAATTATAAAATTTCTACTCTTGATGAACTTCCAAGTACTATCGTAAAGTGTATTGAAAATTCTGTTAATGGTTATTCTACAGAAAATTCTGTTGAGACTACAAATAATAATTCCAATTTAATTAGTTGGTAAGTAAAATATATAAGGGGTGTTGGTATAACACCCCGCTTAATAAAATATTAAAGATAAAAAAAGAAAGGGGTGATGAAATGCCTACAAAAAATATTAAAATTATTGTAGGTTCAAATTACGGTGATGAGGGCAAAGGATTAACTACAGATTATTTTTGTAATCCTTCTGAGAAATGGCTTGGTGTATTAACAAATGGCACATCTCAAAGAGCACATACTGTTGATACAGTTGATGGTAAACATCATGTGTTTTCTCATTTTAGTTCTGGTACTTTCCAAGGTGCAGATACTTATATCAGTGAGCACTTTGCGATTAATCCAATTACTTTCGTCAATGAATATCTCACTCTACAAAATAAATTTGATATTACACCAAACGTATATATTCATCCAGACTGTAAAATTATTACCCCTTTTGATATTTTAGCTAATTTAACTGAAAGAGAACAATCTGGTCTTCATAATACATGTGGTAATGGTTTTTGGAAAACACTTGAAAGATATAATGAAGGTTATGGAATAGGTAGAATATCATTCTTTTATAAAAAGAATGAGTTTTGGATGGAATATTTAAATAATATAGAAGAGTATTATAAATACAAATTAAAAAATATTGATTTAAATTTTAATGGTATTAAAGCACATTTTATAAATGACCTACAATTTGTATTAGACCATTCTTTCATAATTGGAGATGAAATTTTAAAAATATATTCAAATATCATTTTTGAAAATGGCCAAGGATTATTAATTGGAAGACAAAGTTCAAGAGTTGATTGGGATTTTTGTACACCGTCTAATACAGGAATGAAATATGCATATAATATAATTGAAAATAATATAATTAATGCAAATGTAGAAGTGTGTTATGTATCAAGAACTTATTTAACTAGACATGGTGATGGAGAACTGATTAATGAGTGTGGAGTAGAAGATATTAATAAATCAATTATTGACTATACTAATATTCCCAATGCATGTCAGGGCAGTTTAAGATTTTCTTGTTTTAATGATGAACAATTAATAAATAGATTGTATGAAGATTGGGTAAATAATATTAGTCCACCTCATTATTTCCTTAGTAAAAATAATTATAAATGTTCTTTAATGTTGACTCATTGGAATGAAAAACAAATTGAACTAGAAAACATAAAAATCTGTAATTTATTTAATGGTAAAATTTATATTTCAGATGGAAAGACGAAAGAATCGATAAGGAGTATATAAAATATATGTTTGAACTTTTAAAATTTGCAAATGAAAAGAAAGTAAATGTAAATATCAAAGTAATGGATGGCTCATATAGACCACTAGTTGGAGAAGTAATTAATATTATAACTTTTTCTAATGTAGACAATCCTTCTAAGACCAAGCAGGTAACAATTCTTAAAACTGATTCTGATATTAATATCAAAAATAAAATTATAACTGCTTTTAATTCAGTAGTTGAAAGAGATACTAGTTATTCTGAAATGATGAAAGCTCGTGAAGAGTTCTTTAGAGGACTTTAATTTAGAAAGGAGTAAAATGATTGATTAAAGATGGTACAGAAGTATTGGCAGTTTGTAACGCAATAACAGCAAAACATTTATTATCTAATGATACTACAGGACATTTTTTCGATGTTTTGGTTATTACTTCTGTAATTGAAGGCGAGGAAGTAATTGTAATTCCTAAAGATGAATTCCTTTATTATCTTGAGCATGGCTGTTCTGATGTTCTGATTTTATTGGTGAATGAGGCATTAAAATGATAATAAAAGAAGTTAAAAAAGACCTATTTACAGTTTCAGATGATTATGCATTGGTACATTGTATCAGTGCAGATTTTAAACTAGGTGCTGGAATTGCTAAAAAATTCGATGAATTATTTGACGTACGTCAAAAACTTTTTAATGTGTTCCCCGAATCTTGGATACCAAGATGGGACAAAACGCAAGAAAGATTCAGAGGCGGTTCGATTATTCTATTTAGTGACTACACATTTTTTAATCTTGTTACTAAACGCAACTATTGGGATAAACCGACATTAACAGCAATTGAAAACGCTTTAGTCTGGATGAAAGAACAATGCGAAGACCATTATATAACCAAACTTGCAATGCCACGCATAGGATGTGGGCTAGACAAACAAAACTGGTCTGATGTTAAACAATTAATCGAAAAGGTTTTTGCAGATACAGATATTGAAATTGTGGTATGTAGTTTATAGGAGAATATTATGAAACAAATTATCATAGTTCGTAAAGATTTAAATATGTCTAAAGGTAAAATGGCTGCTCAAGTTGCTCATGCAAGTATGGCATTCTTAACTAATGCGATAAAACATGGTGTTTGTGGAACAATGACAGATTTGTATGTTTCTCCAATAAATTATTATAAATGTTCTCTTTACATTCCGGAAGATATTTATAAAGAATGGATTTGCGGTTCATTCACAAAAATAATTCTTGAAGCCAAAAACAAGCATCAATTAGAAAAGGTGTATAAAATCGCTGAAGAAATAGGGCTTGAAGAGGGCGTTGATTATTTTCCTATAAAAGATAACTGCTATACAGAACTTGAGCCTGAAGAAGTTGACGAAAACGGTGTTGGAAGAACACTAACTTGTGTCGGATTTATTCCATTAAAGGATGAGATTGCCAATAAAATTAGTAAAAAATATCAACTATATAAAGATTAAGGAGAATATATGAACGAAACAATTAAGATAGTAGCGCAGTGCATCTTACTAATTCCAACAATTGCAACAATAGGAGCATTTTGGTTTTTAGTATTTTCAACAATTATTAATGGGACTTTTCCTAAAAAAATAACTGATAAAGAAATTGAGGATAAAACAAAATGAAAAATGTAATAACTGCTTTAATGACTGCGCATCTTATTTGTTATATGAATCAAAAAGAATTAATAGATGGAATCCCAAGTTTGGCTATTGCCATAGTTCTTGGAATTATATTAGTAATTAGTGATTATAGTTAAAGGAGTAAATAATATATATGGATGTAAAATTTAAAAGATTGAATGATTTAGCAAAGATTCCTACAAGAGGAAGTAAATTTTCAGCAGGATATGATTTGTATGCCGCTACTGACAAAGATATTCAAATTCCTCCACATGCTACTGTAATGATTGGGACTGGTCTTGCAATGGAGCTTCCTGTTGGATGGTTTGGAGCAATCTTTGCAAGGTCTGGGATTGCAACAAAAAGAGGATTGAGACCTGCTAACTGTGTTGGTGTCTGTGACGCTAAAGGAGATGATATGATTGGCACTAACACTAAAATGCGAATGGTGTGGTAAAGAATTTATTTGCTATCCTAAAAGATATAAAACGAGTAAACATCATTGTTGTTCAAAAGAATGTATGAATAATTTGCAAAAGCAAATTAGAGAAAGTAATCCTGATTATTTAAACTGCGTTTGTGATATATGTGGTAAAAAATTTCATGTTAAACCATCACAAAAAATGAGATATAAACATATATCTTGTTCAAAAGAATGCGATGCTGAATATAAAAGAATAAGAATGTCTGGAGAAAATAATCATCAATATGGTTTAAGAAAAGAATTAAACGCCTCATGGAAAGGTGGTAAAAGAGTTAGTTCTTATGGCTATTATTTAATATATATACCAGAGCATCCTTTCTGTAATGGAGATGGTTGTGTTTTTGAACATAGACTTGTTGCGGAAAAATATTTATTAAATGATGAAAATTCAGTTATTGTAGATGGGAAAAGATATCTTAGTCCAGAATACGATGTTCATCATATAGATGAAAATAGATTAAACAATGATGTTTCAAATTTAAAAGTAATGCTAAAAGGAGAGCATGTGAGATTACATAATCTTGCTAGAAAACAAGAAAGAAATGACAAAGGTCAATTCATTGCGAAAGAATAATTGGCGTCAGAAAATTGCGGGATTAAGCGGGAAGGCTAAGTTAACATGTATATAAAATAACATGATAATATGCTAATCCGAACCGAAGGCTATAATTATTATAGTCAGGGGCAGAGCATAGGTAGTGAAAAGATATAATCTACCCACGAGACCGCAACTATACAAGATAATGTATAGAAAAGATATGCCGAACTTATAGGAAACTATAAGAACTACAGGATAAAAAGCCAGTAGGATAACATAATTGGATTATCGTAATGAATATATTGTAGCTCTTCATAATGATACTACTGAGACAAAAACAGTTCAGGCAGGAGAGCGTATTGCCCAGTTAATTCTTCTTCCTTATCAAACAATTGATTTTAAAGAAGTGGATGAACTTGATGAGACGGAACGTGGCGTTGGCGGATTCGGATCTAGTGGAGAGAAGTAATAATGCCGAAATTTGATTATACAGATATACCATATAAACCAAAGATGAGCAGAAGAGAAGCGATAGTAATACTGAATGATTATAGAAGCATTATCACGAATTCTGATTTTAAAGAGGCGTGTGAAGTTGCGATTTCCGAACTGGAAAAACAAGAAGATATTATTATAAGAAACATCGAACTGACTGAATTGTGCAGTAAACTTACAAATATTCTTTCAGAGAACAAAGATACTAAGGAGAGTTAATGTATACAGATATAACTGTCACATTTTATGAAAAAGTTATCAACAAAGAACTACCATTAGTAAACATCAATTATATATTTAATGGCAGTCCAATTGATTTTGCCCAAGAGATGTGCGATTGGCTTTCGGATAAAACAATTACTACAGCCAATTTTGATGTAGATTCTATTGATGTAGCCAATGGATGTGGTTGTCTAGTGGCGCAGTATATAAAAAGTCATAAGAGTGGATTTGGCGAAATGTATATTATCCCCTTTGATAAGACGTTTTATAAACACGCAAAGTTTAATTATCACATAATTATTGATGGGGATTTATCAAAACTGTCATGCGTTGCAAATGGAATCACGACGATTAGAATGACCAAATTTGGCGGAAGCGTTCTTTTTGAGGGGAGTCCAAATGATTTACTCAAATATATCAATAAACTAAATGATAAATATGGGACATTAATGAGTGCTAAAGAAATTCATAACCCAACCTATGAAGAAATTATACAGATGATGGACAGACACATCTCAGAACTTAAAACTCTTATGAAAACAGATCCTTTAACGGCGAAAGAATTGGCGATGCAATCTCTTATCGCAACTGGCATGTGGGATGAATACGGACACTATATTGGATTGGAGAAGTTAAACGAATGACAGAAAAACAAGCGGTAGAAGTTATGGAGAGAGCGAGAGATAGTGGTTCTCCTCTCCCCAATATTGTTGAGTATTCTGAGGCACTCAGAAAGACTTATGAAGTTTTAGGAAGTAATTATACAGAGGAACAGTTAAATAATTGGATTCTTTGTGGTAAGTATCCTTTTCTTATTCCTAGATATGATTGGAGTGGGGAAATTATAGAAGATTACGATTACACATCTACATATCTTGATGATATTCCAATAGGCTGGAAGATTGCATTTGGGGAAATGATGTGTGAAGAAATTAAACAGGAACTTATAAGATGTAATTATCTTGATGAATTTAGAATTATACAAGCGAAAGAAAAATTTGGCGGTTTAAGAATATATACTAATGGTGAGCCAATAGGTTGTAAAGTTCAAGAGATTATAGACAAGTATTCGACTTTATCTGAAAACATTTGTATTATCTGTGGCAAACCAGATGTTCCGATAACAAACAGTGGATGGATTAGCCCTTATTGTAAGAAATGTTTTACGACTCCAAACGATTGGTATAAAAAAGAATTTCCAAACGAAGTTGATAAATGGATTAAAAACCACCTTGAAGATTGGGAAGAATATAACAAAGAAGAAAACAATAAAATGGTTGATTCTTATACCGTTAAAAGTTGGTCTAAAGAGTGCGGTGAGAAAACAACTACATACAATATCTCAGAAACTGCTAATAAAATTAGAGCAAAGTGGAAAAATGAACATATTAAATAAACTAATTTCATTATTTTTAAATAATAAAAAAGCGGTTACCAATACTGTCTGTTGTTCTGGTTGTAAACATTTGTTTTACTGGAATGATGGCAGTGTTGGATGTGATATTGAAAAAGAATATATCTGTATACCAAATGGTTTTATCTATAGAGAGGAGTCAAAAAATGATTCATAAAAATAGAGGCAATAGACGCTGGATGGATAAGCGTAAAAGAAGAAGTAAATATAATCTTTGTCAGAGGATTTGGGGAGACGCTATGTACTTCCTTGATGGTATTCTTGGTAAATATGACAAGGGTAAAATTCATGATATTGACCATGCTGAAAAAACAAATGGTAAGGTTGCAGTAAAGAATGGTAAAGACAATGTTTCACGAGTAGGCACTCTTGGCAGACTTGGTAAGAACTACTCTCACTCCGATAAAAAGAAAATTGAAAGTTGTAATGATAAACTTAAAAACTATGAAGATGAATCTGAGTGGGAGAAGGTCGATGCAATAATCGGTACTGATGATAGTGAATCTTATTACGAATGTGTGGCAGAGAATAGTGGAGAAGCAAATGACGAATTATGGAGATAATGAAATAAAACAATGTTGTAAGTGCGGTCGCTATATGCGTTTTAATATTAAATACATTAATGGAAGACCATTCGTAGGGTGGGAATGTGTTTGTGGATACAATGAACCTGTTATTAAGATTTTTTATTCAAATCGGACAATCAAATAATACGTATAAGGAGAATAAATGAAATATCCAAATTTAGAATTGATTGAATATATAACAGATAATCTTGCTGTAGAAACTTTTGATACTTTATATAATTCTTACACTCATCGATTTAAGATGTATGTGTTTCCTCAGACTTGGAGTTCAACCGCACTTGGATTTAGTGGATGTGGTGGACAGGCGATAACCGAAGCGTACACAACGGTTGTCGAAATGAGTTGGGATTATATAAATAAAACTGATGATATAAGAGGATTAAACCTTACAGAATCAAAAGATAGAATTTATGCAGTATTCTTTGATGGTAAGTTTGCATATATGTATCTGAATCCCAGTGAACAGTTTTTTAAAGATTTAAATAATAGATTTATGGAATCTCAAAAAGGGTCGCAAATATATGATGAAGATTATACTGGTAATGAACGATTATCCTTTTCATAATTATATTTGTAGTGTAACAGGATTAACATGTTGTGGATGTTCTTTGTATTGTGAACATAGGAGAGAAAAAGATGACAAAGAATGAATTATTCATAACCATAATTTGGGGAATAGTAGCATTAATACTGGGTATTTTTACATTTTATATATGTCTTGAAATGATAATTATGGGCATACAATATGGTGATATTTTAAGTATTATATCTGGAATTCCATTATCTATTATAACTTTTGGTCTTTTATGCGAAGATTTATTCATGTTATGAACATAGAAGAGAAGAATGAATGACGAGTATGTGGAACAAATCCTCAAAAATCAGTTAGCAATTATGAATGTATTATATAATATGTATTTACCAACAGTCTCACAATATCATTGTGGAAGCGTAGAGAGAACGATTGCGACTGATAACGGTAATAGGCTTATATATAATATTGAACAGACTGTAAATCTACTTGGAAGAATGCACAATGAAGACATCAATAGAACAAATAAAAAAGATTAGAAATCAATACGGCTTCCCCATATGGTTAATTAATGAAGCTTTAAAATATTATAACAATGATGAAGATAAAACCGTTAAAAGATTAAAAGAAATATATTGTGCCGCTGGAGACCACCCAGATATTTATATAAAAAGAAGTATTGAAAAATTCATGAAAGAAATAAAACATCAAAAGGCTGAAGATAAAATTGATGAGATAAGATTATATCTTGATAACAATTTACATCCACTTGTTAGTCCAAATAATTGGCAAGTATATTCTGATTTAGTTGATATGATAGATGAATTGGGCGAGTTGATTGAAGAAAATGGATAGGAGAGAATAATATATGAGTATAACAATAACTGCACAACAAAAGCAAGAAGTATTTGAACCAATGTTCAAGAATTTTGAGACAGAAGAAATCTTAGAATATTTTAAAGAAGTGGTAACTAAAATACCAGATGCTATCTTTTATAAACCAGCAAGTAGTTCTGGAAAATATCATAATTCACAACAGATTGGTGAATATGGGCAATTAATTCATATTTATATGTTTTCTGATATTCTTAATATGTTTCTGGATTTGGGATATAACAAACATAGATTTTCGAATCCAATTGAAAGGGATTTAATGAGATGTACTCCTGCATTGCATGATATGTGTAAATATGGAATGGTTGGAAGTAGAACTCATACTACCAGTAAACACCCTCTTATGGCTAAAGAAAAATTAATTGAAATTAATAATCAAAAGAATTTCAATCATCCATTAAAGGAAGACCAGCTTAAAACATTATGTGAAATGTGCGAAAGACATTCTGGAGAATGGAATGTTTGGAAGGATAAACAAGCCTCTTATGGATATTGGGGAGATATTGGCGATGAAGTAACAACTGGAGAGATGGAAAAACCACAAAACGATAGAGACATATTGATTCATGAATGTGATATGTTAGCTTCCAGAACTTTTCTTACATATGTTATACCTGATGATTTGATTGAAAGATTTGAAAAGAACATCAAAATAAAATAACCCAATATCCAATCTCTCCTTTCTAAAGGTAATCAAAGGTAATCATAAAAGTAATCAAAAATAATTAGTGTTTGACAAGAACAGACCACTATGATATTATACATTTGTTGTCGCCAAGACAGCAAATAAGCTGGCATAGCACAGTCGGTAGTGCGTCGCATTGGTAGTGCGGAGGTCACGAGTTCGATTTTCTTTGTTCTGTTATTAATTGTATAAGCCAAAAAATCACCTCCAAAAAAGTAAAAAAAAATAGGGAGAGTACAAGACCCTCCCATTAAATATAATATTTATTACTCACCAGTAGGCTCTGTTTCTTCTTCGGGTTCTGGCGTAATAACCACATGTTTATAACACTGGTTTGCAATAGCCCTGCCATCACATGTAAGAAGAGTTGCACTATGCTGTGGCAGTTCAGAAATAGCCGCCGCCGCAAGTACCTCGTGATATTTTGATTCTGCTTTAAGTCTAGCCTTTGTTGAATCTGTATCATATGCAAAATGAACAATATGACCAAATTCACCATTTGCATACTGTTGAATTTCAATAATATAAAATTGATTCATAATTTTTCTCCTTTATTTAGTTTTCATTCCTCGCTCACCTCTTCGGGTTCGGGTATCGGTTCAGGTGTCATGTCGGGAAATGCTCCGATGCACTCACGCATGATCTGCCGTCCGTCTGCTCTTTCCAAAGTGACCACCATCATCACACGAGTGGGGTTGGCATTCGCATAGTTGGTGGATAACTGTGCAAGATATGCGGATTTTGCCATGCTCAAGGCTTTCTCTTCATCTCCGTTCGGATTGCCGTCCGCAGAGGGATATGCCCGTGAATCGAATGTCTTGGGGAATCCCGAAACGACTGAGAAAAGCCCTTCGGGATGGGATTCTGAGGTTACTACCTGAGAGGCGTTTACGATATAGATTTGTCTCATGCAGTGTCTCCTTTCTACTGCTGATAAAGGATTGTGTACGTGTCCCCTGCTGATGCAGTCAAAGCATACGTGTACGACCAAACCTTAGATGTATCCGATTCATGACTGTATAAGCTGTTCCTGTACCTAGAAAATACGTTATTATTCGGATTCGCCAAATCATATGCTCCATGCACCAACTGATTATTTATAAACGTATTCGGGTCTAAATTGTCCTTGACAATTAGTGCAAATGTCACCCCAGTGGGGAGGTTGTTTGCTATAAGCTTAGCAAATCCAGCAGCCCATTCTATGGCATTTTGCACTGTCACCCGTTTTTGTTTCCAAACTCCACTCGCCATACTCAGCATCACTCTCCTTCTTACTTCAATCATGTCCATGACATCACCGCCCCGTAGATTCCATCAAGGATGTTAATCTCATACGTTGTATCCGCTTCTGCCACAAATGCTCCATCGGGAAATTTGACCGTACTAGGCAGAGTTACTACTGTCGGAGTTGAGCCACTCGTAAACACCACATCGCAGATGCCTGTCTGACTAGGAGTGAAATCCAGTGTAGCAACTTCTCCGCAGACGTATCTGTAATCTGCCTGTGCGGCAATGGTAGGAGTCGTGCCTGTCACGTTGACCGTCACCATGCCGTTGTGACCATCCATCACATCAGCCGTCTCCGTTCCGTCCGCATCGGTGATAGTGATTCTGTGTCCGCCTGTGATGGGAGTTATGGTGACTGTCGGGGAGATGCCGTCAGCACCAGTGTCACCCTTTGCGCCTTGAATACCTTGCGCTCCTGTCGCACCAGTATCGCCCTTGTCTCCCTTATCGCCTTTGTCACCCTTAGGACCTCTAATACCACGGGCATCAACATTGGTATTTACGTATTCAGCGTTACTTGCGTCCCACGCATACCAATAACCATCAACAACTTTTGGATAGTGAGTAACATTAGTAGCAGATTGATTTTTATATTGTTCTGCTTCGTTTGCAGACTGAGATGCACTATTCGCAGATTGACTTGCACTATTTGCACTTTGACTGGCAGAACTAGCGCTCTGACTAGCGCTTTGAGTATCTTCTTTAACACTATCAGATATATCTTCAATTTCTTCAGCTGTTTCATCAATTTGATTTTTTAAAGCTTGAACATCATTTTTAAAATTTAATGTTTTATCCCTATATCCTTTTGTTTCATCTCTATAATCAACAGTATATTGTTTTGCCTGAACAGCTTGATTCTTTACTTCTAAAGCTTCATCTCTATAACCCAATGCTTCATTGGATGCATTAGTAGCAACTTCAGATTTTTGTTGAGCAATGTTTTTAGATTCAAGAGCACTCTGAGCAGATTGTTCAGCTTGTTGGGAATAATTCAAAGCTTTATTTTCTGATGTGGCTGCGTTCTGCGCAGATGTTTCAGCTCTTCCAGAAGCATCAATTGTTTCCTGTGCTTTTTGATTAATAGTAGTAGCAGTAGAATCAATATTTTCTTTAAGAGTAATAACATCTTCTTTAATATTAGAAACAATTATTTTATCAGAATCTGTTTTATTTGCATTTTCAGTTGTTATATCAACAGCATTATTTAACTCTGCAATTGCTCTATCTATTGTAGATTGCTGTACAGGAAGAGGTTCTTCATCCGTAGGTTTGGCTCTTTTAGTTAATGGTATTCTAACTTCATATATAGTCTCACCATCAGTTGTTTTACTATGCAGATATATCCAAGCATAAATCTGTAAAGCCCCATTCCAAAAATATTCATCGGGAATCTCAACTAAATTATCACTACCAATTTGAGTTTTAGATTCACCTTTATCTTTATTTGAAAAATGCACTTCAAATGCTTGTGGCAAATTTAAATCTGCAAAGTATAAATATTGCCCACGATTATATTGATATTGTGATTTAGAGGTGACTTGGTGTTTGCCTTTAAAATATATGTAAATTATATTTTGTTTTAAAGCCATTATATTTCTCCTTCACAATTTATTTTCTAATTTGAAAAAAAGGAGAGTGGTTTGACTCACTCCCCTCTATATTATTTACAGTTTATCCAACAGTAGTCTGTCCGATTTTTCCAATAAGGTCACTGACATAGTTAGAACCACGGCTCATAACAATACCAGTTAATACCATTCCAATATAATGATTAACTGTCAGTCCAAGAGGAATAAACATATCTGCATTAAATGCAAATGCAAGACCAATACCAACAACAATTGTCACTATCTGTGTAATTGCTGTCTTTTTCTCTCCACCATAAAACATTTCAGCAATGTTTTTACCATATTCCACAAGACCTTCAATCAGAATTGCTACTGCAATAATAATCGCTATATTCATAATTTATTTCCTCCTTAATTACTAACCTTAAAATTATTTTTTTCTAAACGTTCTTGATAATCGTTCTTAATGTATTTAATTGATGCTTCAGTTTGATGATTCTTGAATTCGGGATGCTCCCTACAATAATTTAAATAATTTGTAATATCTTGCATTACTTGCACATAGCTATCATGACTATGTTTCCATCCTTCAAGAATTTCATCCATAAATTTAAGAATACGGACACGACATGAAATTGCACTGCGCTCACTTAATTCGCCATCAAGCTTATCAATCTTTTCATCAAGTTTTTTAATCATTTCAATTATTTTGTTTGAACTATCTTCTTTATTATCCTTGCGTTGCAACAGGAATTGTATAAATCCCCACAACGCATTTGAACCTATAACAGCCACAAAAATTGCTATAATTGAATCTCTGTCCATCGGTATATCCTCCCTATAATTTATAATATATATTATTTACGTTTTACATAGGAAGAATAGACATAGCCATACTTCCCATTGTACTTAATTAAATACCAGTCACCACTCTGACTGCATACGCCTACCTCTGTTCCTTTTCGAAGAGGACTAAAACTACAAGTATTTGCGGAAGAGTTAGGCTGAGTTCTTACATTTAATGTACCACCATTTGTATTAACAACTCCCGTCCATTTAACCGTATGAATATCATCGGTTACTGGGTCTGGATTAGACACTTCACTTATTTTGGTTTTGCTAATATATTGCTTCTGAACATACCCAAATTTGCCATCGTATTTAATCAGATACCAATCACCTTGTTCATGAGATACACCAACTTCAGTACCTTGTTTTAAGCCACTGAAAGAGCATTCTTTTGCAGATATATTAGGCTGAAGTCTAACTGCAAGTTTTGTATTTCTGCCGATATTAACATAACCTTTCCATTTAACGCTATGCATATCATCAGACACAACAACTTTATTTGCATCAGATGTGATAGCAGTAGAAGAGTATGCTGGTCTACAGAATTTTGCATTAACATCTCTAAGGTTGTAAGTCTTCTGACAAACACCACCACCATTAGGTACAACCGAAGATGCACCACTTGTATTACCTTCTATTGTAGTAAAAGTATTACCACTAACTGCAATGACTAATCCTGTATGAGCATATGCGCCATTCTTCCAGAAGATTACAATATCACCAACTTGAGGAGTTGAATATTTTGTAAATAATCCAGCAAGAGTAGGACAGTAAACATATGGATAATGCTTAAGCAGTTCTTTTGCTCGTTCTTTACCTAATGCTTTTGTAAATACCCAAGTTATAAAACAACAGCACCACGGCTGACCTTGCCATTCTGGTTTAATCTCAAACCAATGTTTGGTAGTATTTTCATCTGATGCCCCTTTTGTTTTATCATAAAGAATCTCTTTATTATTTTTATATTTAAGGGCTTTTTCAAGATATCCAAGATCGCTCTTCGCAACTTCAATAACCTTTTCAAGTTCAGATTTTTCAATCTTTACTGGCGCACTTGTTTCTATCACTTGATTAACAGAAGTTTTAACAAGATGAAAAGGCTTATATTGATATGACATATCAACGTTTCCACTAATACCGTTTACAGAACCCTTAGATGTATACTGCCACATCACATAAATGCCAGTATATTTAGTGGCATCAACACCATATTCAGCAACCCATGTATTTTCGTTTGTATCTGTAGCAAACTGACTCATATCAAGGTTGTTGTAAAGCCATGACCGTGACGCATAAATACCAACAGGGATATCCCACTTCAGCAAATCATCACAAATAATCTTGAGCATTCTTGTTCTCTTTTCTTTAGAAAGATTATCAGAACGTCCACTCTTATCACGTTGAACAACTTCACTATCTAAATAAACAGGCATTGCAATACCGCTTTTTATTACTTCATTTTTAATAAACAGTGCTTCTTCATGTGCCTCCGCATCTGTAATACTGCAAGGGAAGAAATAGAATCCATGCTCAATACCATATTTTTCACAAGCAGACCTGTATTCTTTATATTTAGGGTCATATGTAATAGCACCAGTCTTGCTTCCTCTATAACCAATTCTAATAATTACAGGATATCCAGTAGCTTTAACAGCACTCCAGTTTGTGACATTATTAAATTGAGATATATCAATAACTGTTCTCTTTGTAAAAGCGGTTGTATTAGTTATCTTAGTGCCATAGCAATTATCATCGAACTGCCATGTCTCACCATCAATCTTAACTGTAACACTACGATATGCGTGACCTTGATTTTTTCCACTAACTGGTTCAAGATAACATTTTCTGCCATTATAATCTAACCAACCAGTCTGCATATATCCATTTGTAGGATTAAGATAATACCAGTTATTATCATCATAAACCCAACTAGTCTTCATATAACCATCAGTTTTATCAAAGTAGAACCAAGACCAACCTTTACTCCACTTAAGATATTGCCAACCAGTAACCATATATCCATGTTCATCAAAGTAGAACCAGTTTTCGCCTTTACTCCATTTAAGTAATGCCCAACCAACAGCCCATGTACCATCTTTATATCTATACCGCCAGCCGTTAGAATCAATAACCCATCCTTCTAAATATCCACCATTATATGGGATAGTATAATTCCAAGAAGAACTGCCTTTTGTTATTGTTGCCTTACCCATAGCAAATGTCATATTAATATCAGAACCAATGCAATCAATAACTGTAATCCCAGCCTCCTTACAACGCCTTGCACCATAAAGCGTAAAGTCATTAGTGCCAACGCCATTAGGCTCTAAATCGTTGTACCAACATAAGTTAGCACCATGAGATTTTAAACCATTTGCTTGCGATTGAGGACAATTGTTCCCATGATGTGGAATTTTAAAAAACTTGACCGTTAAGCCAAGTTTTTTAATAAAATCCCATATTCTTTCTGAACCATCACCACTTGTCCAGTAATATAAATCGGGGAAGTATAAACACAAACTTCCGTCATTTACATAAGACCAACCATAAGTATCGTCATCTTCAACTTTACTTGGTTGTTCTCTATAGACATTAAACTTAATATCCCCAAGTTCAACCTTATCACCATGAACAAGATATTTTACTTCAATATCTCTGTCCTTTGCTTCAGATATCATCCTATTAAGATAATCAATATCTTCTCTAACAGAATTACTGCCTCGATTATTACTAAGACCCTTTTTTAAAGAATTAGGGTCATAGCAATAAAAACATAAAACAGTAAAATAAGAATCTTTTATAATTTTTCTAAGACCATCCCCGTGGTCACTATGAGGATGTGTCAGTAATAAATATACTTTTTTAATATTATTTTCTTTTAAATAGGAGATAAGTCTTAATGCACATTCACCATCACCGCCATCAACAATAAAACAGATATTGTTTTTTGTGTCGATGAAGACTTGACTATCTCCATATCTCGTTTCTTTGCTTGGTCGTTTAAAACAAGCAACCCAACTTTTTATCATATATGTCCTCCTTTTTAGACAATAAAAAAAGAACATAATGTTCTTTGAATTCTTACTTATAATGCGCTTGATTTAATACACAAAACTTTAAAAGTTAATTTAATTCTAAGAGCAGAACCACCAGTATTCCAGTTACCAATATAACAAGTAATATTACTTCCAGATAAATTTATATAGCCCATAAGCGCCCATGTATAATGAGCATAAGAGCTAGTCCAATCACTTGCATCTATAATCTGATATGAACTAAAAGCAATCGGAGTATATCCAGCAGCACCAACCGCTATAGTTGGTGTAATACCATTATTATAACTTATGGTTAATTTATCTCTAGTTACTGTAACAATTTTAAATAATGGGTTATTAGTCGAAGAAGCATCTAATAATCTTCCATTTAGTCTAAGATTTCCAACAACCGATGCGATGCCAGTAACAGTTAAATTCTTATCAACATATTGACTATCTCTAACAACAAGGTCAGTTCCTACAATTACACTGCCGTTATTTAATACTCTAAATTTTGGATTACGATTTTCATCTTCACATAGTAAATAATCAGTGGCATTTGTGCTTTTTTTATTTATTGTAATATTTGGAATATTGTCAGCAGAACCTTCTACAATTAAACTTTTGCCAACTTCAAGGTCACCCATATTTTCAACATTACCATCCCAATCTACATTAAATGCATTTGACCTATCGGTATCATTTGCGCCATTACCAATGGCAAAAGCAAGTGGGAAAAACTCATCATTATTTAAGTTATATCTACCAATAGATAATTGATTATCATTATTAGCATACAAACTTTCACCCATTGTTACTGAAAACGGAGCCATTATTGCATTTTTGCCTCTTGTTCCAAATGTCATAGCAGGGGCTTTTGTATAAGCAGAACTTTGATAAATTTCGCCATAAGCAACTTTGCTCCACAAACCCAGAAACATTGACTCATTTTCATTGTTGCCACTTGTTCTGACACATTTACCATGAAATGATGATAACGTAATTGTTATTGCCCCATCATAAGTGACTGTTTCAACAGCGGTTAAATCATACGAATCTCCAAAAATATTTACAAAAGATGCAGTAATTGTATAGGTAGTGGTTTGGGCTGTTCCATGTGTAAAAGTAAAAGGCGGTAAATCAATGGAATATTTACTTGCGTTGAAACCATAGGCAAAACCAGAAATTTGAATTGCGCTACTATTAACCGAATTAACTTTTACATTTGTTAAATTTGATTTGCAATATTCAATTGCAAATATAGCGGTCATACTTTTATTATAAAATGTCACATCTACAGAAAAACCAGAACCAACAGTATCGAGCGTAATGGAGGTTGAAGACCACACATCGGTCTCACCAGAAGGCGCTACCTCTGCCTCTGTAACAACAGTTCCTTCTGTTGAATTAACAGAAAATACCGTTGCTCCACTATTATTAATTGATTTTATTCCGTCTTTTTCAATTACAAATCTTTGTTCATTATTCGCTCCAATAATTGCACCACTTGCGCCAAATGTAGCCAATTCTTTTTTATATATAGGGTCATAGAACCTAGTATTATCACCAGTAAAACTGGCAAGAGTTGTTGTACCATTTCTTATATCAACAGAGTCATTGTCAATAAATACGTTTCTACCAGTTGCAGTACTGGGTGTTTGTTCACCATCTTGCATATCGGCAACCATAATACCAGTATTATCAACCGCCAAATAATTTGTCGCAACCTTTCTAGCATCTATTGCATTAGCATTTGCATCTGTCAACCCATTATCTAAAACAGCAGTTGTATCAGTTTCTGTGTTATCAGTCCAAACAATATGGCTTTTAGTCCAATAATAACAATCCTCAACATAAGGTGGAACTGTAGTAGACCACGAACCGCCAATTTGCGTAGTGTTAGATGTGGATAAATAATATTGATTAGTAATAGAAGACACTCCTTTACCAGTATCTCCATGTACGCCTTTTATATTATTTACATATATCCATTTTGCAGTAGATGCATCTCCACCTAATGTACAACGATAAGTATTATATGTGCTTGTATTAAGATACATATCCCCTTCAACAGCAGAAGATATTCCACTTCCAGAAAAAACAGTAGCAGTAGTAGACGTTCCTGTTATAGATGTACCAGAATACCATCTGCCACCATCTTTACCATCTTCTCCGTCAAGTGCAAGACCATATGTAAATTTTTTAGTAAAAACTTTATTATCAACTGTAATTGGAACATTTAATACACCATTTTTTGCGACCATAGATGAAGTAACACTTACCCTAAAAGCGGCATTAACCGTTCCATTGTTTAATAATGATGTAGTCATTCCTGTAGGTTGACCAGTAATCGTACCAATTGTAGCCGCTATTTGAGTTGTTCCTTTATAAGCAATAACATTACATTCAATTTCACTTGCAATAGCAGAAGTTGTATTACCAGCAAATGTATGATTTTCATTTGTCAATATGACAGTATAAGCATCATTACCATCTACACCATCAGTAACGACAGAGATTACTTGTTGGTCGAGTAGAGTATTAGTACCACCAGATGCGTATAAAGAACAACGAAGAGCAACAATATCATCAAGTTCTGAAAAATCTAACTCTACTGTTGGTTCATTTAAAGTCGATGTATATTGAATTTCCCAATTTTCATTATCTGTTGTTGTTTCAATTCTAAATCTACCATGATAATTACCCATAGTATTTGTACCAGTTTTTGATTTTGCCGTTAAAGTAACATAATAAGGAGAATAAATCCCATTTTTATCTTTTACGACTGTAACAGGAGATACAATTAATTGATATACTGTAGAAGCAAACCCTTGCCTATTACCAGCAAATACTGTCGTACCATCAGCGGAAACAGATAATACAGTATATCTATAATAACTGTACATAATAATATCCCCAACCTTAACAGATGCATTAGAATCTCCTATTAAATTAGAAACAGTAAAAGTATAACTTGGATATTCTGGCGCTACAGTTGTAGTCCAAATTTGTGACCCCTCTTGCACTTCTGTTATTGTATATGTGCCATAGCTGACTGCCATATAAGCACCTCCTTTTATCCTTTAAATTGTTACCTTTACATCAATGGTAAGTTTTTTGTCAACTAAATCACCATCAATATAAATTACTTTTGCTCCTTTACCACCAGCAGAAGGAGTCCCAGTAGTTGTTGGGTTTCCGTCTTTATCACGGTAATACCAATTATATGTCCCTGTATATGTATCAGTTGCAACATTCCATTTTGTTGTATATTTATAAAGTGTTACAGTCTTTGCCGTTGAATCAAGTAAATAACAGTAATCACCATTTTTATTACCAGATGTGGGCAATGTATCTACAAATCTTTCTGATTTAATAGGGTCAAGCTCTTTACCATTTCTATATACCATTGCATAAATAGCACCAACACCATTTCCATTAACAAGCTTGTCACCAACAGATGAAAGAAGTGTAACTTGAATTGGGTCTTGTTTATCTAATACAGACATATACTGTATATAATCTTCATCGTTATAATGTGCTATACATTGAAAAGATGCGTAACCATCTACCATAGAGTTTGTAACAGTTAATGTTTTTGCTGTTTGCCCACTAATTGTCGAATAAGAACCATTTTCAAACTTTTTCCATATATATGTGGCTGAATTAGTTACATCAGTTGCACCATCAATTAATGCAGCTTCAATTGTTACAGTACCAGTACCATTTTCAATTATATTTCCTCCATTAGGCGTACCGAGTTGAAGAATAACTGCATTAATTCCATTCGTACCATCTTTACCTTGTCTTGCTTTACCCCAGCTATAATCATATGTAACTGTTTTATTTGCTTCTGTAAATCTAAATGTAAACGTAATAACACCATTATCATTTGAAATAGCTGTTCCAGCTGTAATAACATATTGAATAGAACCATCAGCACTTGTTGTAGCATTTGTAACGGTTGGTGTAATTCCAAAAAGACTTGGTGGATTAACCACTGTTGTTGCCACTTTAGTTGTTCCTTGATATCCAGCAAATGGTATAAGAATTGTATAAGTCGATGTTACTTTTCCATCACCATCTACAGGAATACCATCATAAGAATTTCCTACAATAATATTTAATGCATCAGTTCCATCATCACCTTTATCACCTTTACCACCAGTCTGACCATCTGTTGTTACTGCAACAGTTTGTATATCAAGTTGTTTTGATGTGCCGCCAGATTCAAATAAAACACATACAATAGATGTACAATTTTTACCTGTTACAGGAGTATAATCACGATATCCATCATTTTCGTCAGAACTTGATGTATATTTTGCTTCAGTAGATGGAGTTATATCTTTTGCTAAAATATTTTCATATATTTTAAATCTGCCTTTATAAATACTCTTTGTCTGATTTTGTGTTTGATACGAATAAAACCTGACAGAAGCAGGTGTAAAAGTCGGCGTATTTCCAATAGTTTTATTTAAAGCCAATGTGCTTGGCTCAAGACTATAAACAATGGGAGATTGACCGTCAGCACCACTTTCAATTTTAATTACTGAAAATTGTTTTAAGATTGGGTCATGCCCATTCTTTGTGGCTGTAAAATTTATAGTGCCAGTTGAACCAACCATATTTGTAATTGCCACAGTATCATTCGCAACAGTTGTAGTAGAAGTATTAACAGTAAGATTATTAGTATCATAAGATACATTAATACTCCATTGACTAGTAATATCTTCCCCACTTTCATAAATAATAATTCTAGAAACTGCGTCAGAATAATCAGCAACTCCAGAAGAATTAACTGGTATCATTTGGTCTTCATTTGTTAAAACAGCAGAAATAGTATCTGTGCCAGCCGCACCATCTCTAAGTTTTGTAATTGTATGATAATCATATATATCATTATTAGTTGTAACAAGTTTAATTACACATTTATCATTTGTAAAAACAGAATGACTTTCATTAACAGTTAATGTTGGACTAGTTCCACTATTTGGATAAGTAGCCCAAGAACCATTAGATTGTTGATATTGCCATGCGCTAATATTTACACCAGAACCAGTTACTCTACCATTTAAAGTTATTGTTGATGTACCTTTAATTGTTCCATCACCATTATATTTAAAAACACTTTCTCCAGTAATAGTAGCAGATTTAACACTAGAAGCCTGTTTTGTCATTGTGAATGTAATTTCACCTTGTGCAGTTAAAGCCTGACTAAGAGTCGGCTCTTGATAAGACACAGCTACAATATATGTAATCATTGTACTATTTTCAGTAAATTTATTTTGATTTACAACGAGTGTTCCTTTAGGTATGGTTTCACCACCGACTTCCATAGTGCCATCACTAATAGTCTCACCTGTTGTAAGAGCAGTTACAGCTCCAATTCCTTCTCGCCTAGACCAAGTTACAGTTACATTATTATCGCTTGTAGACAATTGTTCACCACCATACCAAATAGATGGAGAGAGTATAAGATTATTTGACCCCCAGTTTGGTGTAAATGAATTTTGGTCTGGACTATATATTATACTTTGTGGCAGATTTGATTTTGGATATATCGAAAGTTCCCCGACATCTGTAACATCCACTATTGAAATACTGCCATAAGATACAGTTGTTGTTGCCATATATTTTCCTCCATAAAAAAAGATTGAAAAATCAATCCTTATCCTTTTATTCTATATTTATTGTTCTATTGTTACCTCACAACCAAATACCGCTTTACTAGTAACATCATCTGAATTTATTGTAATTATATTTGAAGTTGTGTATCTTGACCAAGAGGGGTCTAAATTTCCATTTTTATCCTTTTTAGTCCATTTAAATCTAGTTATTTCTGAAGTAATATCTTCACCACCTCTATATACAGTAGCCGTAAGAATTGTTGATATATTTTTATTTTTAAATATATTTCCAGCACTTGAATCTATTTGTATAGTAATTGGTAAAGATATTTCAACATCTTCAATTGCTTCATTTATATATTCAATAAGTGGTTTACCACCTAATGTAATTGAATTTCCTGCTATTTTTACATCGCCATCAGAATCCACATAGATATATTTTTCTACATATGGTCTACCTTGGTCATCTACTTTTTGCTTTTGTACAACAAATAAATCTGTATTATCTTCACCGTCAATGGCAGTAACCTTTAAACCGTCATCACCCATTTCAAATTTTCCAGATTCAGAAAATATTTTAAGATTTTCACCCAATAATAATTGACCGACAATAGTAGATGCAATAATACCATAATCTTCTTTGGTTGTTTTAGTTTCAGGGTCATAATACATAAAATGACCAAGACCAGCTTTTACTGTTTCCCAATCATCATTTGTATAATATATACCTTTATTTAATAATTTAATTTGTTCAGGACTATATTCATCATCAAAATCATTTTTAGCTCTCATTAATGCACCCTGAGAATTTAATACAAAATTTTGTGTATTAACATCATTTATAATTTTATTTTGATTTAATATAAGTCCTTGTTTTTTCTGTTGTTCAATTGTTTTATTTGCTACAACGCCCTTTTCAGCTTGTCTCATTACTGTATTATAACTAGTTGCCATAGTACGTGCTTGAGATAGAAGACTAGCGATATCAGACATTGTATCTCCAGAATAAATAACATCAGAAAATTCAACTTCTAATTCTTCTGGTTTTGTATAATCTATTTCCCAATTAGTTAATCTTAATTTATAAACCTTATCATCAACTCTTACTCTTAACCAATTACCGCCATCAAACAAACTAATAAATCTTTTAAGAGTCGAATCAACAAAATGAACTCCATCTCCAACATTATGAACTTCTCCATTACTATCAATATATAAACCTTCACCAATATATTGAATTTGAGAACTATCATCACTAACAAGTATTTTTCTAAATTCTGGTAGCAAGAATAAATTATATAAAGAACAACTAATAGAATGTTGAATAGTAGAGGCTTTTATAATTTCTTCTTGTGCTTTTTTAAAATAATCTTGTGCTCTACTAATAACCTCGCTATCTGCCAATCCATCTGATATAAAATTTGAATTAGAATATTCCGTTTCTCTTCTATATAACATTAATTCAGAATATAATTCTTCTCCAAAAAAGTTATGCATATCAAGAGTATTAATTATATCCTGTCTAACAACATCTATATCTTCAATAACTTGTTCAACAGTTTTTATTTCTTCTTCTCGAACCGTTTCTTCTTCCATAATTAATTTTCTTTTTTTCCAATATGGATGATAAAACTGTTCATAATATGGACTATCTACAGTGCCTTGATTAGCATCTGCTAAAATATCCATAGTAGCAGAACATAAATCATCAAGTAAGCTTAATGCATCTAAAGAATACTTTTGTAATTTAGGTTTAAAAACCGTTTCAAGTTCTTCATCAGTATAATCTTCTTGAAGAAAAGATACATCTCCAATATCTTCAACTTTATGTTCTTCCATCATTTTTTGGATTTTTTGTTTTAAAAACTGAGCACCATCATTATTAAAAATAATAGTCAAAGTTGTATTTGCAGTATCTTCATTATCAGTTAAAGAAGTTACTGTAATAGTTCCTGTCCAAATATTATTTTCATAAGTTGAATCAGTAATTTCAATTTTATATCTTGAAGTATCAACATATACTTTAGCATAAGATTCTACAGCAGTATTGGCAGCTGTTAAAGACATAGCAGAAGAGTCTTCAGTCCCAATTGGTGACATATGCTCAAGTGTAAGTTTGGCTATTTGTTCATCAGCTGTGGTTTCAGCCACATCTGGAGACGATGGCATCATAGTTGTTTGCAAACAATCTTTAAAATTAACTGCATTATAATCATAATTAGTTAATTCAGCATATCCCTGAATTGGATTATTCATAACAGGAATATCTTCTTTAATATAGTTTTGATATTTATTAACTAATATATTATATTTATTTATATTTTCATCAGGAAGATATATACTATAATCTTTTAAATAACCATCATATATAGTTTCATATTGATTTAATTTAGTTACCAATTCATCCGACATATCTTCTTTCATTTCATCTGAAAAATAAAAAAGATAATTTGAACCATTTGGATTACAATTTCGAATAGCTGCTTCCATATATTCATCACCAGCACCCATTTTAAAAAAGTTTTTAACTTGGTCTGTATTAGATGTAAAAGATATAGAATCAGTTAGATTTTCAGCATTAATAAAAATACCAGTATCTTCTCCATAACCATTTTGAATATTGGTACTTCCACAATTGGTACATACTCCATGAGTATAATTACCACGCTTTCCGCAATCTTCACAATAATCCATTAAATCATAAGCAGAAATTGTTCTATGAAATATATTATCATCTGTATTATTATCAGATTCTCCAAATATAAATAAACATCCAATTTCTGGAGCAATAGTTTGATTTAAAGCATCAACAATAGAAGTTCCATTAAAACTAAATTCTCTTTGAAGATTTTTTAATGTTTCATCTACATGAACAATTGAATAATGAGACGCTTTATCTGATAATAAACGATGTAGAAGAGAGGCTTTAGGATGTTCAGGATTATAAAAAACAGTCCCATATTCTTTCCCATCTATAGTTATTATTTCATAATCATCTCTAGCTATATCGTTCTCTGTATTAATTTCAATATTATATAATTCTAATTGCCCTAATTCTGCTTCATTAGCATGAAGACCTGTAATATGTTTTATGGTGTCATTACTTTCATCTATATTAACAGTAATTTCATACCATTTATATCTTGGGTCTTTTACTGATGGTAAAAATATAAATTTAAAATCTTTGATAAAATCCCAATATATATTTTTTATACCATTTACTTCTTTATATACGTCAAAACTAATCTCACTAACATCATTTAATGGATGACTACATCGAAACTCTTGTATATTATTAATAACTCCAATTTTTCTTCCTGAACGAGTACATAATACTACAATTGGAACTAGAATGTTCTTATCAATATCTGTTTCAATTTTATCGTTATATCTATAATCCATCATGAGAAAGTCACCTTCCTTACAGGATTATAAGAAATCTTACAATCACAACTTAAATTTGATTTAAATTTATTAACCGTATTTCCATATACATTATATATTTTAGGAAAAATCCAATTAAAATCATTATAAATATTATGAGAATTAATAGAAGAGGATACTTGCATCAATTTATCAAATGTAATTATTTCTCCACTAGTACAACCTTTAATTTCTGTTTTTGTTTCTACATTATTAAAAATATTGGTCAATACTAAATCACCACTTTCTTTTAATTCTATAACTACTGTTGGAACAATACTTCCTTCATCAAATGAAAAATCTGGTAAAATTAATTCTTCATCTCCACCCAATTCTTTTTCATATAAAATTTCTTCTCCAATTGCATATGGACGATTAGAAATAAAAGTAGCATTAAATCCAGCAGTTTCTTCACCAACTTTAATCCATTGTAAATTAAAAGAACCTTCCCAATATACATCTGCATATTCTACTTCATTTAATATTTTAAATTTATGAGAAGTAGGACGATTGAGCCAATATTGTATATCTTCAATTTCTTGAATAGAAAAATATGGATTGTCCTCATTATCTTCACAATAATTTTTAGCAATAGAAAATTCAATCTCTAATCTGTCTTCAAACGTACTGGTCACAAAAGGTTGATATTTACCTCCAAATAAAGATATTGAATTAAATGTTCTTTGTGAATCAGTTGTAATATCATCGTCTTGCATACCATTAAAACTAACAATACCTAACCCCTTAGTGCTTAAAGCTATACCGTCATATTCAAAGTCACTAAATCTCACTCTCATCCCTCCTCTCATTTAAAATAGAAAACCGCCCTATTCTTTTTACGGAATAGGGCGGTGATAATTATCGTACAATATAACTATATTTTTTATAATTATTATTACCATTAGCTTGACCTAATGTAATCTCTTGTACCCATTTTTCAAGTTTCTTATTATTCATTAAATCATTAACAAATTTATTAGCATCTTGAACACCATTAGCAATAAATTGCATATTTACAATTGGTGGTTGTCCATTAGAATTATTACTATTTTGAATAACCCTAACATCTGGAGTAGTATATTGTTTCAAATATTTAGCTGGGTCAGTTAATGCCTGATACATATTTTTCATAGCGCTATTAGGAATTACGGAATCTCCTTTGTTAAGAGGGGTGAGGATTGCCCCATCAGATTTTCTGATAATCGCTTCGGCTTTATTACCTTCGTTTGTCCAATACAATCCACTTGTTCCTACGCCAGATGTACCAGTTTTATAACCTTTCCACTTACCATCTTTCTCAAAAGTAAGCCATCCTTTATTTGTAAACCGTCTACCATTTTTGACCATAGTGCCATCACTAGTAACATAGTAAGCACCTTTTTTAGGATTAGTAGTTACTCCATTATAATCAATCCAAGCATTAGTAAGCATTGCTTTTGTTCTAGGGTCGAAGTAATACCAATCGGTGCCATTTCCCCATCTAAGTTCAGCCCAACCACTAGCGGCTTGTCCTTCAGAATTAAAATGATACCATTTACCACCAATTTGTTGCCAACCAGTAAGCATTACACCAGAACTATCCATATAATAAGTCTTTCCAGACTCTGAATAGAATCCAGTTTTCATAGCACCTTTACTATCTAAAAGATACCATTTACCATCAATTTTCTGCCATCCTGTTCTTGCAGAACCATCAGAATTCAAATAATACCATTTACCATTAGCGTATTGCCATCCATTGGATAACATAGCACCACTCTTGTCCATGACATAAGTTTTGCCACCTACTGTTTGTGCTCCAGTAAGCATTTCGCCTTTGCTATTGGTTAAATACCATTTATTATTATCTTTTATCCATCCTGTTTGGGCAGCCCCATCAGAATTCAGATAGTACCACTTGCCATTAGAGTAATGCCATCCATTAGAAAGCATTGCTCCCGAAGAATCCATGACATAAGTTTTACCACCAATTTGTTGAGCGCCAGTTTGCATGACACCCTGACCGTTCATATAATACCATTTATTATTGTCATATAACCAGCCAGTTTTCGCAGAACCATCAGAGTTGAGATAATACCATTTACCTCCAGATTGTTGCCAACCACCTGAAAGCATAACACCATTATTACCCATGACATAAGTTTTGCCCTTAATTGTCTGAGCACCAGTTTGCATTTGACCTTGGTTATTCATATAATACCATTGCCCATTAAGATTTTGCCAACCAGTCTGAATTTCACCTTGATTATTCATATAATAGCGTTTGCCATTTATAGTCTGCCAACCAGTTTGAGCAGCACCAGAGCTATCTAAATGATATTGCTTACCATCAGCGGTAATAAACTGCGAACCTGTTAATTGTTTACCTTTTTCAAATCTATATTTTTTACCATTCTTTTCAGCCCATCCAGTATAATTCTTGTCCTGAGTACCATCAGACCTGAAATATCCTGTAACAGTATTGCCATTTTCATCTCTGTAAGTTTGAATGTTGCCATCATGCCTTACAGCTTCGGTCATAGTATCTTTGGCTGCTTCTTCATTAGTTTCTTTTTGCACACGTTGATAATAATCTACTATCTTTTTAACATTATCTGCTATAGATGCGACATTATTATTTTCAAATTGGCTACTAAAATAACTAACAAAAGAACGGCTCATATCATCAAGAGTAGATTTTAAAGTATCAGAAGGAGTATAACCATAAGAAGAAGCCAAATTATTAATTGTATCTTTAATAATTCCTCTACTTGTATTAGCAGTATCAATTGCCTCTCTTACAACACCTTCTATATCTTTTAATTTATTCTCTAAGAATTCTTCAAAACTTTCTTCAAATTTTGAAAGCATATCCTTAGTTTCGGATAAACGTCTATCATCTTGTGTTTCTTTAAGACTTTGCCTTGCTTCTTCAATTTGATTCTTTAATTGCTGTCTCTTAGTTGCAGTTTCTTCAGAATCATCATTTTGAATTGCCCTATACTGCTTTTCAAGTTTGTTTAATTCTTTTTGTTGGTCTGCAACTTTCTTAGCGTAATCAATTTGGTCTTTTTGTGTTTCAAGTAATTCCTCATAATCATCTATAAGTTTCTTTACATAATCAATTTGTTTCTTAATACCTTTTTCGGTAACATCAACAATTGAATCTTTCATCTTCTTAGCACCAGAAGCAGCATCTTGTTGTGCTTCTTTTAACTCTTTAAGTTTATCAACTAATATTTGATTATAAGGGTCTTTTGCTAAGTCTTCTTGTACTTGATTTATTTCTTTTTGATATTCTTGAACTTCAGCAAAATACACATCATATTCATGAGCTAACAATGCAAGAGCAGTAGTACCTTGAGCAGTTATATCACCTTGTTCGGTGAACAAATCATCTTCGTTCATAAGGTCATATAAAAATTCAAGTTCATTTACAACACCATCAATACTATCATGTATTTTATCCCAACGAGTCCAATCAACCTCATTAAGAGCTTTATCGTAACTAATTAAATTATTTTCTGCTTCAGCAATAGCTGCGCATACATCTGCAATGGCAGATTCCATTTCAGACCATGCTTCAGAACCATATTCAATATAACCAGAATTTAAAGCTTGCTTTTCTCGTGTCTTCAACATTTGAAGTTCTTGATTTAATTTAACAAGTTTCTTTTGTTCTTGGTCATATTGTCTGTAAATAAGAATTTTAGAACTTAATTTTCCAGCCTCTTCAAGTCTATCAATAAAAGTATCTTGAACATCAATTTCATGCTGAATAGCTTCAACCATATTATCATAATATGTTTGAGTATTTTCAAACAATTGCTGATATAATTCGCCACGCTTATTAGTAAGGTCAATTAATGCTTGCTCACTCGCTACGGCTTTGTTGTAATAATTCTGATATTCCTGAATTTTATCCCATAAATCGCTATCGGTTACATCTTCAATACGGAAAGCACCATCTCTAATTTTCTGTTTCCAAGATTCGCTCAGATTAATAGAATTGGCTTTATTAATATATGTCTGATATGCTTTACGTTGGTCAGATATTTCTTGTGTAACAAGTCTTAAATTATCTATAATTGAATCATTTCTATCTTCCCAAGTATTATAAGTGCTACCTATAATCTTATCTAAATCAGAAATTCTCGCTTCAATTCTGCCAATCAGAATCTCAACTTCATCTAATGTATTCTTAGTTTCTTTTGCATCTTTAGAAGAAGAGTTTCCTCCACCAGAGCCACCAGAGCCACCAGAACCTCTTGAACCGCCTGAACTACCACTAGAACCTCTTGAAGAACCTCCCATACCAGTAGAAGTCTTGCTAGGTCTAAGGGCACCAGAAGACGAACCATGAGAATAAGCAGTACCATTTGCAAACCCGACTAAATGTCCACGACCTTTATTAGAAGTAACATAACCATTTTCTAATAATTCTTTACTTTGTTTATGATTAAAAACAATGTCACCCTTTTTAAGATTTACAAATTCAGCACCATCATCACCAACAGTAAACCAATTACCATCACGGACAACTATCTCAGTTCCTAACTCACCTGTAAGGGCAGTTTGGTCATCGGGAAGTCCCCATTTACCACCAGCATATGCATGATTAGAAACTACAGAGCCTTTAACAAATGCAGTACCATATGCATGAGCTGTACCATTTGCAAAATGCGCCCTATAATTTGATGCTAATTCATTAGCTTTGTTAATAGCTGATTGAATACCAGATTTAAGAGCACTTAACCCAGAAGAAGAAAAATTAGCAACAACACTTACAGTTTTACTTTTAACAGAATCAATTGCACTTTTCATAGCTTGCGCATCATTAATTACTTGATTTTTACCTGCAAGCATAACACTAGGAGTGGCTTTTTTATTATCTAATTCTTTTGTCTGTTTATTTACATCATCGCTACCTTTTTTAAATTCTTTTGAATCCATCCCAACTTCGGGTTTAGGATTTTGTTTATCAATTTTCTTATTCTCTTCTTGAACATGTTTTGCACCTTTATCAAAAGGAGAAGTGTCCATTGACGTAGTTACAACCTGATTAACTTGTTCTTCTGATATGGTTTTATTAATTTGTGTATTTGTTGTTGTGGTATCTTTAGGCTTGGGAGTATCGCCAGTTGTTTTTACATTTATATGAAGCTCTCCCTTTTTGGCTAATTCTAATAATTCTTCACCAGTTGCGTCTGGTTCAAGCCCCCATTTTTGTTTAACTTCTTCAGGTAAATTAGCAATTGTGTTTAATTCTTCTTTAAACTCTTCATCAGCATCCCAATTAAAATGAATATCTTTATGTTGAGCTGCATAATCTAATTTAGAATTAATATCATCAACAACTTTTTCAGCTGCCATAAATTGGTCAACTGTAATCGAATCACCACTAATATTTGATTTATTTAATAAATTTACTCTATACTGTAATTGTGCTAATAATTGGTCTAAATATTGAACTTGAGTATCATCTACATTTGGACGTATTTCTTTTAATGTGTTTATTTTTTCTTGTAAATAATCAACATTGTTTAATAACATGGGGTCAATAGTAAACTGTTCTGAAAAATCAGTTTTCCCCGCTTCTTTTGAATAAGAAGACAATTTATTTACAATATCATTAATATTCTTTTTAGATGTTTCTAATTCTTTAGAATCAAATACTTTAAAATCAAATATTTTTCCTTCAACAAATTCACGTTTCTTCGCAGCCATAAAATTTAATAAATCAGCCACTTGTTGAAGTTTTTCTGTTTTTACTTTAGGGTCTAGACTTGTGTCTTCAGCAAGAGATTGTTGATAACCCATGAGCTTCTGCATTGCATCATCAACTTCCCTTTCACTTTTAGGGTCTAAATTAATTTTTAATTCAGTACCAGTAGTTTCTTCTAATGCTTCTTTAGCAGAAATAGCCTTTTCTTTTAATTGCTCTAAAGAGAACAAAGGCTGGTCTAAATGAATTTCAAAGCCAGCATCAGCAGCTGCTCTTAAAATAGAATGGACACTTTCAATATCCATGCCTAACATTTCGGCTATTTGATAATCACCATTTTCAGTGAAATCGAACCAACCTTCTTCAAGATTGACAAATTCTTTTCCAACTTCTTTTTGCTTATTTTGAATAGCATCAAAGAAATTCCAAACACCTTGAGAAGTAGTTTTACCATTAGCATCAACCGTAAAGAAATCTGCTATAGAATAACCACCAGTTCCTTCTATGTCTTTTGTAACTTCATCAAATTTTTCTTTTATTTTTTCAGCAGAAGAAGTCCAAGCATCCCAATCTTCATTTTCATCATTAAAAATTAAATCAATCCAACTTCTAGTCTTTTCACCAGCCCAACCTCGTTCAAGCTCATCTTTAACAGCGTCATATCCACTATAAACGCTATTATACATTTCACGTTCGCCCTCACTATTCTGTTTAGACAACCATGTTTGATAAGCTGAATTAGCATTATTAAATGTCATTAATTGTTCATTTAATTTATCAATATTATCTTGAATAGCCTGTCGCTGTTGTATAAAACCAGAGGTGTCTTCACCAGCTGCTTTAGCCTGAAGATATCCTTCTTGTAATTTATCTAATGCTTGATATTGTTCGTACATAGAAGAAGCATAATCAGCCTTGACCATAGCTTCTTGTTCTTGTCTTAATAAATATGCCCCTTGAGTATTTAAATGATAACCATTTGCAGTTCTTTCTAATACCGAATCAAGATTATCACCAAAAGCAGCTCGTAATTCAGTTAATGTTTGTTCTGTTAAACCTGTACCTTTTGCAGATTCAGCAAGAGCAGTATTTAATGTATTAAGAACTCCTATGGCACTTTCGACAGAAGAAGAAAACGCATTATATGAGTCAGAAGCCATATATGCAACATCAGCTGCATCTCCGTGAACAATTCCAGCAGTTACTAATGCATTAATTAAATTATCTGCATCAGCAGTAGTCCATCCCATTGCATCCATTAATGCCTTTAATGCATCAGCATATTTTCCACTTGCATAAGTATTATCTTTAAGTGTCGCCTGAATATCAACTTTATCTGGATTTAATTTATATAATTTTTCGGCGGCTTTATAAGCTTTCTTTTGTTCTTTGGTTAATTTACTTTGGGCTTTAGCATTATCTTTAAGAGTCTTTTTATCAGTCCCTCCAAATAATCCTTCTTTTTCTTCAGGCACAGGGATATCTTTAAATAATTCAACTGTATCTCTAAATTTATTTTTAGCGTCAACTAAAGAAGTATCTATTTTATCAAATAGAAGAGCGAATTGTCCATTATCGCCAACTTTAAGAAAATCATTTTTAGCTTTAGTCGCTTCATCAAAGGCTTTACGTGCTTCATTAATTTTTTGAGTATCACCAGTAATATAAGCATCTTCAAGATTAGAAACAGAAGATTGATAATTCTTATAAATGTCATAACCTTTAGTATCATTACCAGCCAAATCTAATTCTAAACCTTTAAGAGCTGTTGCTTCATATTTATCAACAACTTCATAAGCTTTACTAATCTGTTCCTCTATTTTTGCAATTTGCTTATTAAGTGCTTCAAGAGTATCTCTATCTCTATACTCTGCTTTTAATTCTTCAAGAGCTTTTTTGGTATTTTCTAAGGCATTAATACCATCAGAAGCAGTTCCTTTTACAGAAGCATTAAAAGTACCCATTCCAGCAGCTTGAATTCGAAATCCATTTTTTAATAATTCATCTGTTATTGCTTTATCTAAATTTGCATTTCCAGTATTATTTAAACCAATATTATAAGACCTATTATTTTTATTATATTCTTGTTCAGCTACTTGGAAACCTTCATAATCTTTAAAATATTGGTCTTGCGCTTCTTTTTGACTAATTGAATTTAATAATCCAACTTGTTCTTCAAGTTTACCATTAATTAAATCAACACCTTGAGCCGCTGTACCATACTGTTCTGTAATTGACTTTTGAATATCTAATATTTGTTGTTTAACATTTATTGTTTCTTGTTCAGATAAATCTCCAGAATCTAATTGTGCTTTTAATTGCTTGTAAGATTCTATTTGTTGAGATGTAGCTTCTTGTTGAGTTTTAATATTTTCAGCTGTTGCTTTCGCATCTGCAAATACAGATTCTCTATGTGCATCATATGCTTTTTTAGCAGCAAATAATACAACAGCCGCTGCACCTATTGCTAATGGAACAGCTCCAATAGTGCTTACTAATCCTGTAAAAGCACCTTTTAACAAATTAATTCCACCAGAAGCTTTAGCAAAAATTCCACCAGATTCAGCAACTTGTTCCGCTTCTTCTGCCATACCTAATTGAACATAGGCTAACGCTTGTTCTTCAACAGATAATGTTTCTGCTTCATTTGATGCAGTTTTAGCGACAGAAGAAGCAATACCTGTTGTATCAACTGCTGATTCTGCAAGTTCAGCCCCAGTAGCTTCAATACTCGCTTCTGTTTTGGCTTTTTCAGAAACAGTTTTTGCAGCATTAATTGCAGTAGCAGTTTCTTCGATTACATTTAAACCTTCTTGAGCCTTAGCCATTTCTTCAGTAGCTTTTTGGGCTTCATTTAAACCATTAGCCCAATCTAAAAATTGAGTAATTATCCCTTTTCCAGACCTAGCTTTTGTAATAATATTTAAATAAGGAAGCATCAATGCTAAAGTTGTAGGAAGTACTCCTATAGCATTTGCAAAATTAACAACTGCTTTAGCAGCATCAATAAAGAAATTAATAATTTCTCTATTAGCAGCATTCGCCCACATTTCTTGCCAAGCGTTGGTGAGTTGAGCAAGGTGACCCGATATACTTTGTACATATTTATCGTTTTCCCGCATAGCAGAGCCATTAGCTTCTTGAGAAGATTTATATGCTGCCTCTAAAACATCAGGAGATTGGAATATACTAGCAGCAACATTTGCTCTTGTTTTTCCTGCAACAGTTTCCAAAAGCAAGTTAGCATTATTTCTACCTAATTGTTTGTCTGTATCAACAATTTCTTGATATATTTGAGCAATACCAAGCATTATTTCATATGTTGATTTATAATTTCCATTATCATTTAAAATATCAAAACCTTTAAATCCATTAGAAGCAACTGCTGTTGCTTCTTTAATTGTATCTCTAAGTTTTGATTGTGTTGTAATAAGACTGTCAGTATCTTCACCTAGTTCTTCAAGTTCTTCTTTTGCACTTTTTGTCTTTCTGTTACTTTCAACTTTTAGTTTACTGACCATAATAATATTATGGCGATTAGTCATTTCTGGCTAATTCTCACATTTCATATTAATTGGGTTATAGTGTGAGTTCGGACTGTATATTCATCCTATTTATCCAATAGGAGATAGCTCAATTTATATAATTACTTATATAAATATTACAGTCTCTACGGAAGTAGTGTATATTATTTATATGTTTAAAATTTCTTTTATATTTTTATTATGCTCTATGTATATTTTTTTAGGAATCCAATAATACCCATTTGCATAATATCTTTTAGTATGAATACACGAAGCAATATTTCCACTTAAAATACCAGTTTTTCTTTCTGCTTCTTTATAATTCACATAACTGTTTATATAATTATGATTTACAGAAAATTGCATAACTTCAACATAATTACATTTACTATAATTCTTAGGATAAAATAATCTATTAGAATATAAAGCATCATAAATACGATGTGGAGAAATTTCTAACAAATTAGCTATTTCAGTTACTTTATTTCCCTCATTTAATAACGATTGAATTTTATGAACATCTAATTTATTCTTGTCCTCTTGAATAACCCAATCAGGTATTTCTTCTAAATCTGGAAAAAACAACTTACAATAATCCAATACGCTAATTTTGTCAATTTTATAGTCATAAAATTTATACCCTTTATTAATCCAATAATCTTTTTTTATTTTATCTCTTTCTTTCTGAGCTTCCCTTTCATGAAACTGCCCTTGAATTTCAATAGCAATTTTTAATCTATGATTAACAATATCGGTACACATAATAGCATTTGTATTTGGATTAATACAAGAGGGGTCTTCTAGAATAGTATCAGGATACTTGTTCATAAATAATTGTTTTAATACAATTGCATGTAAAGATTCTTTTCGTCCATCACAAATAGGACAAATTAATCCTCTATGAGAATCCTTTTCCGAATCTCTAGAACCTCTTAAGGCATTAAAAAAAGACATATGAATTATTTCTCCGCATCTTTTACAGCGGAAATCTAGTATTTTGTTTCTGGTATAACTATCATCAACCTTAGACAATAATTCAAAATTATTTTCCTTCTCATAGATTAAATATTGTTTAATATTTTCTTCTAAATAAGGGTTACTCTTATGAAACCACATACGAGAAGAGTAATTGGTTCTCTTTAACAAAATTTCTCCTGTTACAAATGCTTTATAAATTCCATCAGAGATTGCTAATTTTTGTTTTGTATTTTTATATTCATTTTTAGGTGTTAAAATTTTAATACCAAATTGATTTGAAAAATCAACCATATCTTCAAATTTTCTTTTAAACATATAACACTACCTTTCCACGGTCTTGTCGCCCCAATACGATTTTAACCGTTATAGCTATTTTCTAACATAACATAATTATATAATATATACATGTTAATGTCCATAGATTGCTCTATGTTCGGGCACATCTATTTACCCGTTAATCTAAGTGCAATAGTTCTTAATCCGTTTCCTGCTTTAGATACATCTTGTACAACTTGGTTACCAGCAGTTACCAAAGCGAGTGCTTCATCCATATCATTTCCAGCCGTCTTTAAAGCAGAAGCGGAAGCTTGTAACGCTTCAGCTGCACCACTTGTACTTATACTATAATTATTACCAACTTCATTTAATTTATCTATTATATTCATCTTAGATAAATCATTATAGGCAGCTCCCATAGCAATTAAACTCTTAGTTGCTTCATCAATACTCTGAAATTCAGAAACATTCATAAGTACATTAGCACTTTTAGCAGATTCAGAAGCCTCTTTTAATGTTTCACCCAAACGCATAAAATCGGCAGTTGAATTTTGTAATTGTAATGCACTTGTACCAATAGCGTCAGCTGTTTCAAAAGTAGTCTTTTGATATCTTTCTAATGACGTTCTTGTTTCATCAGAAACTTTCATCATCTCTGTAAGAGCATCATCAAATTGATGAATTACTTCAAATCCTTGACGGAATTGATTAAAGATTTGATAGAAAGAAAATTTAGTAGCAAGAAAAGCAATTCCTTCTTTCATCTTTAAAGTCATCATGTCCCAAATAGAAAAACTTTTCTTTTGTTCAGCTGAAAATTGCTGAACATCAGCTTTCATTGATTCATAACTAGCTTTACTAATAGTTGCTCCTGATTTTAAAATATCTAAATATTTTTTTAATTTATTAGAAGCATCATCAGATAAATTAACATCACCGCCCAAAAGTGATTCTATTTTATTTGTTAATCCTGAAACTTCCTTCTCCGTTGCATTAGCCGTACCTTTTCTTGTTAATTTTATTAATGCGTCGATTTTATTTTTTAATGATTCAACTTCTTTATTAGCTTCTTTTAATTCTTTTAAATCTGTTGTGTCTGATTCTCTTAGTTGTTTTAATTTTTCGACAGATTTAATGTATTCCTCTAAAGCATGATTTAAATTAATTACATTTTGTTGCTGTTCTTTTATTTTATTAATACTGTCCGAATTTACCCCATCTGTTGAAAGAGATTCAAGAGGTATTATACTTCCTTCAGCATTTAAAGTTCCATAAGATTGTATTGTATTAATAGCATTTTTCTTAACTAATTCATCTGACCTTGTTTCGAAAAAACTATCTATCCTATCTTTTAATTCTTTTAATTCATTTTCAGCTTTTTCTGTATCTTTAGCTAATTGTAATGCAATATTTTCTTGAGAAGCAGGAGAATTAATTTCAGCTCTTAATTCTTTAACTTTTATCATAAGATTGTCAAAAAGTTTTATTAATTCAAAAACTCTTTGAGGGTCACCAATAAGTTTCCCATCAGAATCAAAAGAAGAACTTAGTTCTGTTTTAATATTTCTAATTTTTTCATCAATTTCAATTAATTTATCTGCATTTTCAGTTAAAGATAAATTTCCAAAAGGATTTAATATCTTTTCGATATTTAATTCACTATTAATATATTCTTCTTTTTTACTTAAACTAGCAAATTGCTTTTCTATTTGTTCTCTACCAACTTCAGTATAACGATTAATCATTTGTCCAATCTGGTTAATATCGCTATTTGTTGTGAAAGAGATTTGCCCTTCAATTGGAATATTAATAGGTTTATTTTTAGCTTCTTCATCAGCTATTTTTTGAGCATGAGCTTTTTCTTCTTGAATTATCTGTTTATATTCTTCACCCAAATCATGAGTATTTTGGTCAATAACAGAAAGAAATGATAATTGCCCATCAACTTCGCCTTTTTCGTCCCAAGCATATAATTGCAATTGGTCTTTATATTCCTTTATTTTATCTTGATTTTTCTTTTGCTGTACTGACAAACTCTGTTCTATAAAACGAGCTTGTTCAAGTTCTAATTGAGTTTGTTTTTGATTCTGTTCGATTTGTTTTTTTTGTATATTTTCTTGTAATTGCAATCCTTGCTCTGAGATATCACTATAAGCCTTTTGAGTTTTTATAGAATCTTGTATAGATTTATTTCTAATTTGCTCAGATTGCTCAATTAATCTTGCTTGTTCTAACTCTGATTGATAATTTTTTTTTGCTTGTTCTATTTTTTCTTTTTGTGTGTCTAATTGAATTTGTTTTCCTTGGTCTTGTACTAATTCATGTCTGTTTTGCTTGTCGTTTTTTGTATAAATTTTATTAATATTAAAATCACTAACTTGTTCTTGTTGTCTATTTTGTTGTAAAGCAGTTTGAAGTTCTTTCTTTTTTATATCTTCAATTCTTTTTTGTTGCTCTAATTCCATAGAATTATTTTGCTCATATATAGCATTACGAGCTTCTTGTATTCTTAATAATTCTATATTTTTTTCTTCTTCTGCTTTAATATCTGTTTCTATATTATTTTCTTTTTTAGGAACGCTATTTTTTGTAAGGTCTATATCTTCAACTTTTTCTAAAGCTTCCGCTTCTTGTTCAATTTTAGGCATAGAAGCAACAATAGATTGAAGAACATCTTTATTTGCTTCAACAAATTTTCTTTTTGCTTCCGCAGCTTCTTCGGCAGAACCCGAAAGAAAATTAAAACCTTTTGATTCAGTATTAATTTGAGCCATCGAAGCATCAATAGAAACTTTTATATCTTCAAATATTTTAGAAATAGCAGTTGCAGGATTGGCATTAGAAATATCTTGATTAATTTGTTCTATTATTTTATCAGGAGATAAAGTATTAGAAACAATTTTATTTAAATCTCCACCTTCTTGAATTACAAAAGACCTTAATTGTTCAATTAAAGTTTTATAAACATTTATTTTATCAGTTAAAGGGGCATTAATATCATCAACAATAGAAAAATCAGACATCATGGTTTTTACATAATTACTACCACCTTCTAATTTAGACAAAGCATTAAATGCAGAAGAATCATCTCCATATTTATTTACAAAATAAGAATCTAATTCACTATATTGTTTTTCTAATTCTTTTAATATTTTTCTTTTAGCTTCCCCTTGTTGACCAATAGGATTATTATTAGGCAACCCGATATTAAGATTAAAATCTTTTTGTTTAATTTCTCCTAAAACAGCACTCAATTCTTTTAAAGCGTCTGTCATACTCTTAACAGATTGAGTAATAGAAGGAATATCAGAACTATCATCTAACGTTCCAAGAGCTTTTTGAATATTACCAAGAAGGGTTAATATTTCTTGCAATTTTTCTGGAGGGATAGAAGATGGTATTGAAGCGTTAGAAGTTGAAGTGGTGTTCTTTTCAGATTTTGTTTCTTCAGTTTGTTCCTTCTCAGTATTTTCTTCTTTTTTAGTGCGTTCTCTATCTTCTTGAGCAGCTCTTTCTGCTTCTTCTTTTTTTCGTTGTTCTTCTTCTTTTCTTTTAATTTCTAATTTTTCTTCCGCTTGTTTTTGTTTTTCTAAAAGTTGGTCTTTTTTTTCATTTAATTCTACTTGACGATTATCTAAATCAATCTGCTGTTGTTGAGCCTCTTGAAGCTTTCTTTTTGTTTCATCATATATTTTTTTTTGGATATTTCTTTCTTCTTCTAATTGTTTCAATCTTTCTTCATAACGTATTTTATCTTCATCGGTCTCTTGATTTTGCTCTATACTTTGAGTTATTTGTGTAAGCTCTGTTTCACTTTGCTGTTTTTGTTTTTCTAATTTAGAAATATTAATATCTGAAGAATTAAGTTCTGCTTCTTTTTTTTCAATTGCTTTTCGATTATTTTCTTTAGCCTTTTGAGGGTCATCACTTAATTGTTTGTTTAATTGCTTTTTTTGTTGTTTTAATTTATTTATTTTATCTTGTAATTGCTGTACTTCATTTTCTATTTCTTTATATATTTCTTCTTCTCGTTGTTTATGCTGTTGTAAATAATTAATAGCTTCTTGATATTCATAATCATTATCAGTATCAAATTGTTCATTATATAAACGACTATCTGCAATACCTATTCCTTTTGCTGCTTGCCACGCTTTATAATGCTTAACCACAAAGCGCATTCTTTCTGCTTCTTTATCTGTCCATTTAGAAGAACTAGGATTTTCTCTAAATTCACGATATTTCTCACCTAATTGTTTAAGCCTTTCATAAGCCTCTTTCTTATTTTTAAACTCATATTCTTGTGCTAATGGAGCATTATAAAAATTAATCCATGCTTTTTCATTATCTAATCCTTTTTGCTCTTCATCTAATTTTCCTTGAGAAGCATTAATTTCTTCATCTAAAGGAGGAAGTATTTTCTCTAATTGTTTTTCTCCGTCTTCGATATTTTTTTTTATTTCTTCTCTTTCAGATATCAATTTATCATAAGTTTTTTTTATTTCATCTCTTTTAGTTTTTTCTTCTTCAAGCTGTTGGTTTAAAGAAGCTACTGTATTTTCTAAAGCATTTTTTTCTCTTTCGGCATTTTCAAGTGAACTCGTATATTTTACATGTTCATTCTGAAGACTTTGGAAATCTCTTTCTTTTTCTTTTAATTTATTTTCTTCAACAGGCAATTGTTTTTTTAATTGAATTTCTTTATCTTGTGCTTTATCTAATTTGTCATCAATTTGTCTTAATTCATTATCTATTTGTCCTATTTGGTTTTTATAATCTTGGATTAGTTTTTCTTCATCTGTATCTTCAAATTGTGACTCTGTTTTTTCTGTATTCTTTTTATATTTTTCATCTTCATTTTGGGTTCTTTTTCTTAATTCTGGTTTTTCTTTAGAGCTTAATTTAATAGCTCGTTTGGTTATACTACCAGCTCTTATTGTTGTAGGAGGATTTTCTGGCGCTTCTGCGTCATACAAGCTTTGCATTTTTTGATTAGTTGTATTTTTAATTCCCTTGGTCAAATCAGAATATGTTATCTCTTGCGCAGAAGATTTATAAATCCTATCTAAAACCGCAAAATATTCTGCACTTTTATTTTCTATATATTTAACTGTAGCTTCATCTAGACTTTCTTGTGCAGATTGTAATAAATATTTATAATCTAAATCTTTTAAGTTTTCATCTTCAGCTTTTCCAAATTCTAGACCTAAAAATTTTCCTCTTAATAAATATCCTAATAAATCTTGTCCTTCATTTTTAGTAAGTCTTTTACCAGACTTAGCTTTTTTATTAAGTTCATTAAGAGCAGATAAAGTTGCCGTAGGATTAACACCATATTGCAAAACATCATTATAATCACCACTTAACTGTAAAATGGCATCAAGCCTTTTTGCTCCTTTAGTGTATTCTTTCTTCGCCGCATCTTTGCCTCTACCACTTAAATCCGAAAGAGAGGGCAATACAGTAGTAAGGATTCCTTGTTTTTGTCTTTCAGTTAAACCCTCTATGGTTTTTAGAATATCCATTACATCGTTAAGGTCTGCAATATATGCTTTTAAATCTTCTCCACTAAAACCTTTTAACTTACTATAATCTTGTTTAATACCAATATCCCGAAGATTTGTTAAAGCACTTTCAAATCCTTTAATCATTTGTATACGAATTTCATCGGATATTCCCTCTTTGTTTATTTCGTTAACAAAATTAGGAAGTATAGAACTTAAGTCCAAATTTTTTACTCTACTTTTAGAAAGAATTTCATTAATATTCCTAATAGCTTCAGCAGCTTTTTTTTCTAAATCTTTATTATTAAATTCAACATCTAAAGGGACTTGTTTTAATTGAGCACTGAGTCCCTTTTTTAAATCACTCGCTATATCCTTAAAATTTTGAAGTTCAACACTCAGGCTGATTTTACCTTCAGCATTTACTCCCATCTCAAGTCACCTCCTTTTTCTTTAAGAAAAACTTAATATTGAATACGATTGAGCCTTAGCTTTTTCAAAACCTTTAGATAACAATTCTCTTTTAAAATCTCTAGAATAAGCTTTTCTTTTAATTCTATTAATTCTATCTGGCAAACCTTGTATTTCTCGCCAATAAGCATTTTTACCATAACCTACTTTTTCTTGACCATGAATTCCCTTAATCCAAACATCATTATAAATATCTTCTTCTGTATAAGATTTACCTTTATCATGATTAGTAAAAGCTGAATTAATAAAAATACCACCTTCATAAATATTTCCTTTGATAGCTATAAATTTTTGATAAGATAAATCTCCCATTTGACCAGTTCTATCATATAAACGAGGTTCATCATATTCCATATAATACTCAGCCATTTCCCCAAAAGCAAATTTATCAAGTTGATTTTGCGCTTCATCAATAATTGCTGTAGCACAAGTCCTAGCGAACTTTTCTATATCTTGTGTAATAGCTTTTTCATTCAAAATTACATCAGGTTTAACATTGACCTTCATCCTCAATCACCTTTATCTTTCTTTAACACCTCGACCAATCCTTTCCAATCAACTTCCTTACTAATCTTTTCAACTCCATTAAGAAACTTATCAATCACACCATGAATCATAGGAGCGTATTTAAGAACTTGATTAGAAATAAAAGCATGAGGTTCATAGTAATTAGTCATCATATCATCAGTCTTCATTTTTAAAACACTATCTAAAGTAGTGATTAGATTATCAGGCATTAACTGACATACCGCCTCAATTAATCCTGCTTTAGAAAGAAGATTAAATTCTTCCATCCATTTATCAGAATGAACAGTGATATTAGTATATTGATTAAAAATAGTATAAATATACATTATATATTTTTTGCATGTATTAACTTTAATATTACCATTTTTATCATAGCAACTATTAGCAAGAATCTGGTCACATAATACTTCGACCACTTCAAAATTAATATAATCAACAAACTTAACAGCGGTTTTTAAATAAGATTCCTTTGCTGTAGTTGTACTAAATTTATTGTATTTATTTACGAAATCTTTAACATCAATTTCAATAGTATTCTTAATTTCCATATCAATTCTCCTTTTCAATCAAAAATAGAAGAGTAGTTTTACTCTTCTTCAGACCATTCATTTATATATGCTTGCCCGATATTTATAGCATCAGCTTCATTATCATCTACATCTTTATTATATATATCTTTTATTAATTTAATGGAAGCCGCTTTGCAATCATCTCTTTTACGAGCATTAATTCCCACCAAATTTCTCCATTCAGATGGAGTATATTCTACATAAAAAATAATAAATTCCCCAGTTGGAAGATTCATTGGAGTATCCATATTAAGTTGTACACAATATGCCCATATACCACCTATCAATTTGACCAAAGTATTAATCGTAGACATATTTTGTCTTTTACCCGAACCTACAATATCTTTTTCTATAACAAGAATATCTGGCTCATATTTTTGTATATGTTGAATTATATCTATATACATTATTTGTAATCTATCTTCTGTATTATCTTTTATATGAGACCAATCTAATACGCCCGATTCTTTATATATACCATTTTTAAATACAGCCCACCCTGTTTTAGTGGAACTTGTATCTAAAGATAGGAGAGTAACTTCTTTATTCTCATTCATACTGTATTCTCCTCTAAAGCGTAATTAAGCCATAGTTTATATGCTTTTTGTGTTTCTTCTTTTAGAAATACCATAACAAGTACTGATTCTCCTTTTTTATCAATACTGGTATATATATCAATAGGATATATTTTATTACTTATATATAATTTGGCTTGTTTCATGTTAATCAACCTAACTACCTCACTTGAAACATAAGGTCTAGGTTTTAAATTTGATTGAACAAAATCTATGTCTTTCATCCTTTTCCTCCTTACAAAATACAAAAAAAGGGCATAACCCACGAACAGTGAGTTACACCCTATTGTTTTTGCTTTAAATAAATCACTGTTCAATTAATACTAATTACTTACCATGTTTATGAGCAACAGCTTTAGGATACACTTTCTTTGACTCTGCTTGAAGATTAGATTTAAATTGAGATACAGTTTCATTTGCCATATCCTTAACTACATCTTGTTCAATTTCTTCATCTTTTTTTTCAATCACTTCTTCATTAATATCTTTAGAATCAATTTCTCCCATAATTTCTTTATAGGCTTTTCCATAACTTCCTTTATATTGCATATGTCTGGAAGTGTCTTTGCTCTCAATAGCTTGTTTAACTTCTTCTTTAGAAATTTTGTTATAAATAAAATCTGTCAGTAAAGATGTAATATCTTTACAATCTTCACTACAATAACTAAACATCCATACAGGCTTATCTTGAAAAGCGCTGCATGAATTACAGTACTCGTATACCTTGCCACATAAAATGCAGCTCCTATCATATCTCGCCATATCTGTTTGTCTCCTCTTATATTTATTTTTTAAGAAAAAATATGGTGCGTTTTGAGGCGCACCATACCTGATATTATTAGTCAATTATATTTAACTAAAAATTAAATTAATCTTCCTCTGCATCTTCTGTAGCATAGTAAACCTGATACAGAGTCTTATCAACGGAACAGTAATCCACCTGTAAATCACCTGTAAAATCAATAGAGGTGTCATCACCACCCAGCGCAATAGTAGTCTCAGGACTAGGCTGGAAGGAAGGAAGCACAATATAAACAGCGCGGAGCGTGTCTGCCTCGCAGGGATCGACGCATAATCCCTTCATTGTAAGTTTAACAGTCTTAGGGAATTTATCAGCGGAGTTCAGAATATAAACACCTTCATTCACATTTCTATCAAACTTAATAACATACTGTTCCTCATTTGTATCTGTAGGAGCAGTAAGCTTCGTGCCAGAAAGACCAAATGCTGTAGCAGAAGCTGTAGCATCCTGAGTATAAGCCTTACCCATAGCACCATTAGTACCAAGAGCATTAACAGTCAGTCTAGCACCAGCTGTATAACCAGTACCAAGGTCAACTGTTTCACCTCTCTTAACAGTGATAATCTTAGGCATCAGAATAGGGGCTTCAGTAGAAGCAAGTTTAGCATCATTACCAGACTGAGCAGCCAGAACGTTAAGGTTCAGCATTGCATTAGTTGCGGTAAATGTACCAGTCTTAGCTCTCCAGAATCTCTTAATCAGAGTACCGTCCTTATCAGTCGTATCTTTAGACTCAGCGGAAATTTCAATGGAAGCATCGGAAAGCTGAGTCAGAACATACAGAGGTGTTCCATCAAACTTTTCAGCCATAGCCATTTGAATTCTATCAATAATCAAATCACCTAATTTAAAAGCCATGATAGTATTTCTCCTTTCAATAATTATTTTTTATTTGCGGGTTTTATATCTCTCATAAAATCGAATTCTTCTTTATCAATTCCTTTAGTATCAATAAAACCACTATACATTCCTTTAAGCAGAGCAGTAGTAGATTCATAAATTTGAAGACGTTGTACACTTCTCATAAATTCATAAATACCTACTTCTCTTAATTCATTTTTTTTATATTTAAAGCCAGCATGACAACAACAAGATTCAATTAATGGTAAAAAAGTAGAAGTAGTATCTTCCTTTTTCGCATTAGCAAGATTCATCCTATCTTCTTCTATAATCCATTTCTTTGTTGTTTTGCCTTTAGCTTTTTCAATTTTTGGAAAAATATTAAACATTGTTCTTATATAAAGAGCAATGTTATTATATATTTCTTCAGTTATCTCAATATCTAATTCAGGATTCCAAAGAATCATTTCCTGTTTAGGCTCTGATTCTTTTTCGTCATTAGCTCCTTCTTCATTAGGCACTTGTTTTATATAAGCGTCAAATGAAGATAAATCTAAATCTCCAAATAATATTTCTGTATTTTCAACTTTCAAAGTTTTAATTAATAAAGAAAATAATTGAAAATCAGAAATCTCATTCCAATCAATACCCATATCCCATAATAATAATCTATAAGAAGTAGTATTACCAATAAATACATTAAGCATTGACCAAAATTCAGATTCTCCAAATTGTTTATCATATTCAAGTATTCCACCAATAGTAGGTTGGAATATTGTAATTTTATCTGAAACTTGATATGGGTCACCAAAATATAATTGTAATAAACTTATTTTAGAATTTGAAGCTGTCATATTTATTATTCCTACCCATATGTTTATTAACTAAGTTAGGAGTTTTAATCGCAAATCTCATTCGTCTACTATAATAATCAGCATCTAATATGTAAGGTCTATCTTCTTCTAGGACTACTTGAAACCCTAAAGCATTTGTCCAACACAATAAATCTCTGACTATATAATCTAATAAATCTGTTCTTACAATTCCATATTCTGTCTCCATATCATTCTCATGAACAACACACATAACTTCAATATATTGTTTCTTCATAGTGTCATTATAATAATCAACACCATCATCTCTTACATCGAACATAACAAAATTCAATACTTCTTTTTGCAATCCGTTTAATTTAAGAAAAGGCACAATTTGGTCATGTTTAATTTTTTCATTATATTCAATTATTTCTTGTCGTAGTTTTAATTCTTCTTCAGTTGGATTATCTACATCCAAATATTCATTTAATGGTTTAGGTTCTAAAACCCCAAGCACATCTTTTAAATCTGGATCTTCATTAAACATTTTAAATAATTTATCTTTTTTATAAACTATATCATTGTTTCTTCTATCATCTAAATCCCTAGAAATTCCTTTTATATCCCTTTTCATTTCTGAACCTCCAATTCAACAGAAGATGCATAATCTCCATTAGAATCTTGAACGGATAAAATAAACTTTTCACCAATTAATTTATTTGTTTTAGCTGGTTTAATAGATATTGTAGTTTTATCTATTTGACGCATAACCAATAAATTACACAAATGCTCAATCTCTTCATCTGATAAATCAGATTCACCATTATAATCTATACGCCATTCTGCATTTAAATCTTGTAATTTATCTTTTAAGAAAAATTCAACATTAAAATAAGAAGTTTTTGCTATATGTAATACCCTATCTTGTGTACGATTTCTTTGTAATACACCGTCTTCATCCACAATAGCAGACCATAAATAACTTCTTGCAGTATCATCTATATGAGATTCTTGTTTAGTTACAACTTCTCCAGAACCATTGTAATAATTACAAAGCATTAAATCTACATTATCCCTAACTTCATCTAATTCATCTTGTTTTAAAGTTAATTTTATAATTCCTTGTGGAACTAAGTCTTGAACTTTAGTAACAGTATAAACTTTAGGGTCAAGTTTATTATGTGTTAACATAAATCTATGTTCATGTTGAAGATATCTTGTATCACATAAATTATAATTGTATAAATCATCTCCATACAAAAGATAAGTATCTGGTAACCAAGCGTTTGTAACATTATCTAATTGTAGCGAATAATCACTATTCCATACTCCCTAATATGTTACTTGATAATAGCGTTAATATTATCAAGATTTATTTATTATTTTGGTTTGACAAATAGTCTTTTAATTGCAGATATTTATTATATTTACGCTCTAAATACATATCTGCGTCTTTATACATCCAATCACAAAATTTTAAACAAGACTGTTTATTAGAATTGTACAATACTCTTGTTGTTCCATTGTGACAAGATGCATCATTAATTTTAAATTTTTCTACATTTAAATATATAGATAAGATATTATAAACGGATTTACAAAAAGAATCAGTTGAAGTAATTGTTATATTAAAAGAAGTAATTTTATTATTTTTTTCTATTAAAGTTATAGAACCGTCTCCATCAAAATAACCTCTTATAAAATGAGAATGAAATTTTTCATCTATTATATTTGGATATTGAAGAATTAAACTTTTATTTTGATGCATTCCTATTTCATCTAAAGTCTTACATATATGCGAACCGTATACCTCAAGTTGATACATATTTTTACAAGTATAACCATTAGGTCGTATTTCTCCTTTAAAATCTAAATACTTCAAAGGTTTAGAACTGTTTAATTCAATTCGCATTTTTTCTAATATATCTTTATCTTCTTCTTGAAGAGCAATTCTGACAAAATGCTTTTCTAATGAATTGTATCCATCAGCATATAAAAAACCTAAAATATAAGCTTTATTAGGAGTATCTATACAATCAAAATAATGTTCATTTAATTCCCATTTTCTATGATTTTGATTAAGGGTTCTTAATTCAATTCCATTTTCAATTAAAGTTCTTTTAACGACCGCATGACTGGAATGAACTATTTCAGCAATTTGATGGATGTGATAACCTTGATTATATAAATCAATTACTTCATTTTTATATTTTTCTGTTTTATAATTTGGAATTAATATAATACCATCTTCTTCAAAAAATTTTATTAATGAACCTTTTGGTATTCCATATTCAATACCAAGGTTTTTAATTATTTCTCCGTTTAATCGTCTTCTAATTAAATCTTCTTTATTATTTTCATATATCTCTCTACTTGTCATTTTCAAACCTCCCTGAAAATTTGTACTAAAATAAGACCATAATCTTCCGTATCAGGGTTGGAAGAAATGGGAGCTACCCACTGTCTGGTCTTAATTACCAATTATATTAATAAACAATTTTCTTATACTTTCGTATAAGTACAGACTATATCATTCACCATATATGTAATATATACATACTTAGGAGTCCTTCATTTCAGGAGACTTCTCCCTACTGGCATTTCAGCCATAGTCGTTGAGGACGATTCTATTCGAATCTTTCCTGCTGATTGCCCAATCCTTAATCTTTTCAAACTATACCATTTAAGCATATTTCATCTTTCTGTTTTAGCATTAAGGCTATAAGGGTATTCCAGCATATACGAAGGAATACACTGTAATGTTTCCAAATACAGCGAGCTGTGAGATTTTAATTCTCTCAACTTGTATATGAATTTGCGTTTCGGACGCTTCCCCACACATTCAACACTTTATTTTCACCGTTCATTCTTGCTATCCATCTAAAATTCCAATTACATTTAATAATATTATATCTGACAAACTCATTGGCATCATTCCTGCCAACAATCATCCATAATTTATTAACATCAAAATTTTCATCTTTAAAAGGGTCAATTGGTTCATAATCTTCAAAACCAATTTCATAATCTTCATCGTTAGGAATAAATACATATGTTCCAACTGGATAATGAATACGAGGTCTAAATTGAAGATAATAATCAACTGCATCTTTTAAAATTGAAGGAGTAGCATGTTTTGAGTATTTTGCATCTTCATAAATCCATCCTTCTTCTTTATCTAAAATATATACTTGTTTGTATCCTATATCTCCTGTAAAAGTAGCATTCATCACCAGCGCAGAATTATATTGTCTGACTTGTGATAAATTTCTACCTTTATTATTTAACATAGTTTGATACATATCAGAAGTAATCAATTAGACACCTCTTGTATTTTATCTACTAATGAATGAGCATCTAGGATACATTTTCTATAATTATGATAATTAAAAGGATTTTGTTTCGTTTCTCTGTATGCCGTCTGCAATAAACAAGTGATCTCTACAATCTGTGGAGGATAGAAGAGTAGTTCATTCAAACTGTCTATCTCTTGCATCAAAGAAACAAAATATTTGTTGAAATCCACATTAGGATATTCTTCTTTTTTCTTAGGGTCTTTATATAGAATCAACCAATGAATTTTACTATGTAGTTGTTTTTTGAATTGTTCAAACTGCTCATTACTATAGTGACCATATAAATATTCCATATCACTCACCTCGCAGTCTTGAACTTACGGATTTCCCATTGATATACGAATTATTAGAATAACCTCTGTCTCTAATTAAACTCCTTTGATGATTAATTAAATCATCACGAAGATTCCTTAATTCAGAAAGGTGGGAGCTTTGACTAAAAAATCGCTCATCGCTAGTTGAAAACATTTGTGCAATATTAGTTAAACTATACACTTTCGGTTCTAACCAACATAAAGCCATACCATAAGCAAGGACTTCGATAATAAACTGCTTATCACCAAAGTCCTCATCTATTTTATTTACTAATTCATATTCAATAATGCCATCCATATCTATAATTTCCCCTGTCTCAGGGTCTTCATCTTGATAAGGGTCTGATAAAGTGACAGTTGAAAACAATCTATTAACATAAGGTTTTCCAATAGAAGAGCGCAACCAACTACACAAAAGTGCCTCTCTATATTCATCACTTATATTCTTATCAAAGATATCATATCCTTCAACTTTTAAAAAAAATTGAGAATATACTTCTTTATAATAAATTTGAGAAGGCATTTTTTACCTCCTTAATCATCACCGTACAGTTCTGTCAGAAGCATCATTTTAGTCCCAAAATAATCATCAAGTGCTTTAATCCTTGCTACACTATCAAATACTCCATCTTGAATCTTTCCAACAGCCATGCTCTTAATAGTTTCTCTGATACCAATTGGCATATTATTAAGAGCTTCTACCATTTGATTAGGGTTTAATCTGAAAAATTCTTCAAAATCTTCTGGAGTGTACATATTTTCATAAAAAGATTTAAGCGTTTTTTGTTCGTTAATAAAATCTTCATCTAAAACAACAATAAATGGTTTAAATAAAATACTATCTTTAGAACGAACAGCAGCGACCAAATCTCTATATTCAATATATTCTTCAGCTCCAAGCGCTTCAAAAGTATAAATTGTTCCACTCTTAAAACCTTTAACAAATGTCTGACCCACACAAATAGATTGACATAAAATCATATCATCTGGATTAAATTTTTTAACTGCTTTTTTAGAAGTCTCAGTATTAACAGGGGCTTCTTTTACTTCTACTGCTTCAACTGTTTCAGGTTTTGTATTCTCTACAACAGACTCTGCTTCTTTAACAAAAGAATTCTTACGAGTCGTTGTAGTTGTTTTCTTTACTGCCATTTTATTTTCTCCTTTTAATCAATATTTTTTTAAAATAATTACGGAAGAATCCATGCACCGAAGTATCTACCAATCTTAGTTGTAACACCGAAACTTCTCTGCATTTCATACTTCATAACATCATCAATACGACCGTGCTCTTCTCCACGCTCTGTAATTTCGTCAATAAGAGTCTCACCTTGGTCAACAACCCAGACGAATTTATTGTCAGAAGTTTTAGGCATAATAAGCAGAATCTTATCACTTACCAGTCTCCTAGTAACATCATTATTATCAAATCTTTGAGGGATTTCGATAAGGTCTGTAGACTCATACCAACCAAGTCTGCCAGTACGAGAAACTGCTTCTTTGTCGATTTCTGCTCTCCAGTTAACATCACTAATTGTATTAAGCTGTTTCAGAGCTGTCTTTGTACCAAGAATATAAACATCGGAATCATTCAGACCACCAACGTTTTCAATAATCGTATCAAGAGTAGCTTTAACCAGAGTACCGTTACCAACAAAATTGCCAATCTGAGCAGAAGATACAGGGATTTGCTGATAAGCATTCATAACTTCTGCATAAACCATATCAGTAAGTTTCTTTGTAAAAGCTTCACCCAGTTTAGTAACCAGTTTAGCCCAATCTTCCTGACCTACAAGATAACGAGCAATATCTGCACCTACAGCTGCACCATATGTGCTCATAGGAATAGTTGTGGACTCACCAGCTCCAAGTCTTTGTAAACTAAAGTCATGATGATGCCCAGACACTTTACTTACAGCCAGAATAGTTTTATCTTCTGTATAAAACTCATTAGAATCGCCAAGAGCAATATTACGATATTCAACGAAATCATTGAAGAAATCATTTGCCTGAAGATCAGTATTAACCTTTATATCAACCAGCTCTTCAATTACTTCAAAGAATTCTTCACCATGACGATTAAAGGCTCTCTTAATATCTCTCTTTGTAGGATTTTTAGAAGCATCAAGACCAAGAACAGAGAAGATGATATTGCGCATCTTTGCTTCTGCTTCTTTCTTGTTTATTTTATTTCCTTCTTCATCACAAATGTCCAGACCATCACTAAGGTCAAACATCAGATTCTTAACAGAATCCCATTCATAACCATTCTCTCCACCAGAAAAGAGGTTATTTAAATGAGTTGTACTAAATTTCATAATAGCCATCTTACATTCCTCCTTTCCTTAAAAATTAGACAGTTAACTTACCTGTTGTTGCATTACAAGTAGTAATCGTAGCACCTACTGTAGGGGTAGCACTAAAGCATTCCTCAGAATACTCAAGAATATCGCCACGAATCAGAGTATAAGCTTTCGCTACTGTACCAGCAGGAAGATAGAAATTCTTCTCATCAGCAAACTTACGTGTGAAATTTTCAGCAATAATAACTGGCATATGAATGTACAGAACATCTGCACTAGCATCAACACTCTTTACTTCTACATACCAATTTCCATTAGTTGCCTGACCTTTAACTTCCAGTTCAAATGTAGGAGCAGCAGCTTCAGCATAACGGTCAAGTTCTTGCCATGCGCCACGACCAACAATTTTTCCATTCGGTGTATCATTTGTCAAAGTGATATTATAAATATGAGGAGAGCCAGCAGAGGCAGCCACTTTGGTAGGAAATGATACACCATACTTTGTAATGGTATATTTAATAGCCATAATTTTTTCTCCTTTCAAATAAAATTAATATTTACTTTTTATTAAACAGATTTCCATAACGTCCTTTAGGCTTCTTTGTACTTTGATTAGGAAGTCTAAACAAATGCGTTTGTGTAGTTTCTGTTGTATTATCTTTTTCAAAATTAATTTGATTTCCAGCTTTTACATAAGCAAGAAGATATTCATCACATTTCTTTTGAACATCTTCAATTGTATAATTAAGATGGAGTTTATCATCATTAATTTCATTTACAAGATTATCATAGTCTTCTGAATTTCCAGCTAATAAAGAAAATTCGGGCTTAGTTATAATAGTTTGTTTTTCAACTTTAGCTTCGGTGTTATGATACTCATTTAATTCTTTTTCATATAAAGAATAATTAGTTTTCATTTTATCAACCTCAGCTTCTTCATCGGCTGTAAGATATACCGCTCTAACAGCTACTCTATCCCCTGTAAGAGAATAAACTCCTTTACGAACTTTATAACTTTGTCTATAAGCAGTACCAGTCCAATAATCAACCATTACAACACAATCATCATAAACAATACAAGAATAATAAGTTCCATCAGATTCAGAATATGTATCATTAACAAGAGTTGTTAATGCATATTGAATATCATTTAGACTTGTTTTAAAATTCATATTATTTACGGAATATTCAATACTATATTCTTGTGTGTCTTCTACATTCTCATTATCATTTTCTTCTTGATTATCATCAGAATCATCTTCTTGATTGTCGTCTTCTTGATTATTGTCTTCAGATTCATTTTCCTGATTATCTTCAAAATTCTCAGAATCATCTTCAGTCGAAGGAGTATTATCCTCGCCACTAGATTCTCCAAACAGCTCTTCAAATTTTGTCTCTAATTCTTCGTCAGACATAGACTCATAATCAAAATCAATGTCATCAGCAGTTTTACCATACTTGGCAAGCAGCTCTTCAAATTTGTTCATTTGACTTTCTCCTCCTTTCTCCAAAGATTCTATATTGAAAGATGCAAGTGTGTTATTTAATTTATTTATTGCATCTAACAAATCATTATTTAAACTAAACATACTATTATGTTCTCTACTAAAGTCTGTTAGTTTTATATTACTTCCTTCCATACCTGCTTCTACATCATTACCATTTGGGTCTTTACCTAAAATGGTTACGCCATTTAAATAAAAATCTTCAATTAAAAGAAGTTTTTCTTTGGCATCATATGAAAGCTGAGTAACATTAATTTCAATACTTACAGAAGCTTCCCCCATCCTCTCTAAAATATCTTTGGCGTGTGAATATTCTTCATAAATAAAACCATCAATATTCACATAATATTTTTGTTTAACTTCATCATATTCAAGAGTAGGAGAACTAGATTCAGGAATAATACCAACCATACGTTCATCATATATTGTATTTCCGTCTTCGTCTTCATGCATTGCGTGCCAACCAAAAACTTCTTCCATTTCACCATCTTCATTTTCTATTTTATGAATATAAGCTAAAATAGGTTTATTCTTAAAAGTAGGAAAAGCCTTTTTCATTACTTTCGCAGAAATAGAAGAACCATTTCTATTACGGTCAGTATGACATGCTTGCAAATGTACAGGAGCTAATCCCTCATATACATTTTTATTTTCAAAAGATAAAGAACCTAATACTTGAACAACAATTTCAGTATCAGATTCTTTTGAATTGAAATTAATATTTTTATTTTGTTTAAGGAAGAAAGAATATAAATCATCAAATGTAAACAACTTCTTGTTCGGCATAAGATATCGCATCCTTTCTATATATCAAATATACATCTGATTTGTAAATTCCATATTATTCTGGTCATGATTAGAAAATTTAAATTCTTTATCATTAAGAAATACCCATTTATCTCCCTCTTTTGGAAGCTCTGTATATCCTTCTTTTTTTAACAATAACCAAATTTCTTTATCAGATGTTTTAATAAAATTTTTCTTACTCATTTAATTCTCCTTTTTATCCATTTGAACGGTCTCGTTTGATTCTTGATTTTTCTCCATCTTCGGTTAACTCTGAATCATCTTTCTTTAAATCTTCACCACCAACATTACTTGTGGTATGTGAAGATTGAAGAGGAGAAGTTAATATATCGCCCAATCCTAATATATCTTCTTCAAGATGATTTAATGCTAAAGTTTCTAATTCAGAAAAACCAGACAAAACATTAGCAGCAAGTTTAGTTGGTAAAGAATAGGTAGCATTTTCCAGTAACTCTTTTCTTAAGTCTGATTTAGTAAAATAAGATACTTCAAAGAATTTGACTTTAGAAGGGTCATTAATATAATAACCAAGAAATCTATTTAACCATCCTTGTACTTGAGGAAGGAGAGAAGAAATTGCCATTTTTGTATCTAATTTAATCGCTGCTAATAAACCAGTTGTACCTTGAATAGCTTGAGAATTTAATAATTGAGCACCACCACTATTATTTAATACATTCTTTGTTGCATTTGATACTTTATTAATGTCGGCATTTTTATTATCATCAAATGAAATTGTATCTAATTTTGCTGGTACTATAGCAGCAGCAGTATAGTCAGGAATAGCATCATCGCACATTCTATCAAAATATTTAATAAGAATCTCTGGGTCTACTTTCCAATCATCAATTGTTTTACCAAGAGTTTCCATTGTCATATAAACCATTTTATAAATATCTTGTTCATCTGCAATAGCTTGAACATTTTTAGTATCTTCTAAAGCAATAATATCATTCAACAATCCACTAAATGGTGGAATTATTACCATCCAATCTTCAACATTATGCTTAAAACAAGCAGTATATTTTTCAGGCATTAGCATCCAGCGATTATTAGTTGTATCTTTAAGATACTCTTTATACATAGAAGTAAAGGGTTCACCCCAATAATCTAATAAATCTCTATTTGTTCCTGTAAAATACATCATGTTAAAAGCATAAGCAAAATCTCCATTAGTAAATTGTCCTACTAATTTACAATATTCTGGAGGTAATGGCATAATATATAATCCATCATCATTATAATAAGCTACTCCATAAAATACATCTTGAGTAAAACAAGTTATAAAAATTTTTAAAAAATTAGCCCGCAAACTCATATTATCTACCATAGCCGCTGTTTCATAATAACTTTTAAGTATTTGTTTATCGTTATTGTTCTGTATTAAAGAATATTTAGGAATAATACTTCTTGCGTCAAGTTCAAACATACAAGCATTATATAAAATAATTCGTCTATATATTGCACTACGATAAAACATATACCAAGAAAGATTTCTTAAATTATTTTCATTACTTCCAATATTCTTTAAATAACTAATCAATTGTTCTTTATCAAAAGTTGCAATTGATTTTCTGTAATCCTTACTTTTTTCTCTGAATTGATGTAATGAATTAATTGCAGTTGTGAAATTATATTTTCGTTCATCTGAAAACTGTTCTTTCATTTGTTTCAATTCTTGAGAATCAATTTGTTTATTTGATGCGCTAGTCGCAGCATCGTATTCGGTTTTATTTTTTCGAGCCAAAGCGCACCTCCTATAATGTGTTTTTATGAAAACGTCCCTTTTTTATAGTTAATCTTTCTACTAAAGATTGAGTATCTTCATTATGGGGACGTAATTGTAATTCTAATTGTGAAGCACACCAGTAATTATAAGCGATAGAAGAGTATCTATCTTTTCTGCAACCTGATGGTTCAAATACAGTTATTTTATTATTCTTAATATAATATTTAAGTTTAACTAATTCATATACTCCTAATGTACATTGAGCATATGGCATTTTCATTTTTGCCTGTTCCATAGGGGTCATTTTTTTATAAGGTTTATACTCTTCAGCAATTACCTCATCTGCATTTTGTTCTGGAATTAAGAAATTAATCTTTCCATTATTAATAGCATTTCTTAATAATACACAAATAGTGTTATTAAAATCAGGTGTTGCTTTAACAGACCATACTACTTTTAGTGCATTTGGAACTTTGCATCTAATAGCCATTTCATCATTATTACAACAATTTAATGCTCCATATACTTCTCCAGTATCTGGGTCATATTGGTCTTTTATAATATAATCAAAAACGGATAAACCATTTCCATTGGTATCAATTACTAAATCTGTACATTTATATTTATAAAAATATCTCATAATAATTGTACCTAATTCATCAGTAGTCAATCCTTCAAAGTTCTCTCCATAAATAAAATTAGATTGATAAGTTGTAGTGGTAGTTCTTATAGCATCATTTATATAAATAGATGAAGCATCATTCTTTTTTTTCTTAGTTGACGCCATAAGCGCAACGTCCACAGACATAATTCTTTTACCACCAGCAGGAGGATTAGGTATTGGAAATTTCTCATTATAATAATCTAAAGGATAAAGACAATGTTTAACTCTTCTTATTTTATTTAATGAATCAAATTTAAATAATCCACCTTCAGTATCTCCATACCATAAACATTCATCCTCCATAGAAAAAGCTATTTCATTAAAATCTGCTTCGGACATTTGGTCTTCAACCTGTCCTCTATCAAGAAGTCCTTCTCTAATAGATAATTGATAAGGAAGACCACAAATAAAGTATTTTTGCTTATCACTGAAGAAATTAGCAGTATAAGTCTGAGCTTTTGTATAAGCCCAAGAACTTTTAAAATATGCAGATGATAAATATAATTCCTTATTACGTTCTGTCATATGAGCGTATTCTGGTTTATCTAAATATTTAGGATGACGAGGAGCTTTCAAAAATTCTCTAATAACACTATCAAGAATTTTTTTATCTACCATTCTAAATTCGTCAACAACAATTATATTTGCTCTTGCAGAACGAGAATTCTCGGTACTAGTTCTAGTTTTAATCCAAGAACCACCTTTAAAATATATAGACGCATCATTCTGACCTATCTTCATTTCTTTTATACACGATTGAAGAATAGGAGAGTGCGGATATATCTCATCTTGTATTTTAAGCAAAACCTCATTCGCTTGCTTCAAGACGGACGCAGTAACTATAATTTTACTACTAGGATATAAAATCGCTTGACAACAGCAATAGACCGCTGTAAGCCACGATTTTCCAGCTCCTCTTGCGGCAAGGTACATAAAATAGTTATTATGCATCATTGCCCATATCAATATAGCTTGAAACCATTTAAGATTAATATTTAATATGTCTTTACAAAACCTTTGAGGATTAGCACGATAGTAACCAGCTCTCCAAGCAATAGTCTCCATAATTTTTTGAGACTTTTCTCGTTCAAGTTCTTTTATATTTTTTTTATTTTCAACTATCATTTAATTCACGGTCAGCTTCTTCTCCAAATATTTTATTAAATAGAGTTTCACTGTCAGCTCCTTCATCATATTGAGGTTTTGTAACTGTATATTTAGACATTACCTTTTCATATATAGTTGAAAACGCATTTTTAATTCCCATCATTTTCGCCATATGTCCTCTAAAGAAAGCATCAACCAACATTCCAATATGGTCTATGTCTTTAAATTCTCCTTCGGGTTCTGGAATGGGTTTTTCGTCTTCCCATTTTTCAATCAGCTGGTCAAATGATAATTGACTAGTTAAACTTTCAGTACTATTTTGATTAGGCTTAATACCCAACGAACCTAGTAAATCTTGCAAAGATTTATCTAAATCTTTTGTATCTCGATTGGCTTTAGTTGCTCTATCTATTTCCAATTGTTTAAAACAAACACGCTTAAATAATTCTTCTTGTGCTTTATTATCGCATGGATATCTGGTCACCCAATCTTCATATTCTTTTTCAAGAAAATATAATTCTTCAGATGGATATTTACCAAATCTCTTTCTACCAGCCTTTATAAGTTCTTTAATTTCTTCATCATCTTCATCCATTGATTCTGTATGAGTTCCAAAATCAGAATTAGCAAAAGTTTTATCTGTATATTGTGGAAGAGAAGATAAAGCAACAATCATTTTTTGCCATGCTGTTTCTATTGTTCTTTCCCCAACATCTGCTTTTACTTTTTGTAAAAGACTGGTATATAAAGCATCATCGAACATATAATCCATCATTCTCAATACTTGAATTGTTTTTTCTCGATTATCTTTATAAGTACCATCTTTCTTATTATAATCAGTGGCTGCTTTCATAGTGCATTTCTTACACATATGAAAATAACCACTAGCATTATTTTTATTTTTATAAAAATTACTTTTAGACTGAAACGTATTACAACAATGACAATAATAATAATCAAATTCAATTAAATGATTATAATCAGTAGCAAGTGTATTATAAGCTTCTTTAACTTGCTTTACTGTCATTTTCTTTATTTCATCTTCAGTCTTTGCTTGCTTCATAAAAGCCATATAATCCACTTCCTCCTTTTAATCATTTTTTAAAAAGCTCCCAGACGGACTTGAACCGCCATGAATAGATTACAAATCTATCATTCTACCATTGAATTATAAGAGCAAATGTACATTGAGAAATAT